AAATAGTACCACGCAGATTGATCTTGTGTAAATCCAAAGTATTGATAAATCTGTTTAAAGTACTTATTAAGATCTTTTTCAACATCTTCAGAAACATCCATTCCTATTATTTCAGGCTGACAAAAGAAATTCTTTTCATCGTATACTACAGTCTCATCACATAGTATATCTAGAATATCTTCGATTTCATCATTTAATGAAAACTTTCTAAGCTCTTGTCTTTTACCCTCATAATCCTTATCAAAGAATGGAATATTCTTTTTGAGGTTAATGTCTGTCATTGATAGAGCAGCAAACGCTCCATAAATATCTTCATTGTCCCATCCAAGAGGGTTCATTTGCCCGTAACCAATTTGGTCCTCCATTGGACCAATTGCTTGAGATTGTCTAAGCACAAGATCATCGTATCTCATACCAAACGATGAAAGTGATTTTAGACTATCTGATAATCTAAAAGGTCTTTTACCTGTGCTTAACGGGCCATTTCTATCTTTAAATCCTGCCATGGTAGGTTATTATTATATTCTCTTGTTATATATTCTTATTATCTAGCGTGTTTTCTGAAAGCAAATCTAATTTTTGCCGGAGTGCTTCCATTCAAATCTATGAAATCACAAAGTGCTATTTTTGACCAACTTTCATATGCAACTACTGCTTGGTTTCTTTTTAAATTTGGGATATATTGTCTAATTGCAAAATCATATCCGTATCTCTCTAAGAATGATTTTGCACCTTGGTATGAAAATCCTATTTGACCCTGTGCTATTGCATTCTCACTCTTGACTCCAATTGTTTGTGACTTTATCTGACCTGACATTCTATCATATACAAAATCAAGAAGCTCTTCTTTTACTTTTATTGGTAGTAAATTTAAATTTATACCTACATCATTTTTTTCATATGGGTCTAATGCAAGAACTACTGGATTTTCATCCCACCATTCTAATCTTTCTTGTGTTTTTGGGGTTTTATACTCAAATACATAAATTTTTCCAGGTCTAAATCTTTGGCCAGTTGATGTTACTGTTTTATCCATTCTCTTAGATTTACCGAGAGTGTACCAAGCCTCTGCTTTAGCCCTCGCTAAGCGCTTTCCACCAGCATCTTTAGTTAGTTTTTTAATTTGTTTTTTTATTTCTCCCATTATTTAAGTGACTTTTCTGTCAGGATAATAAATCTCCAACCTCGATCTTCTGCCCATTTTTTAGCATATTTATATTTATCGCGATTTATAACATACTGTTCAGCTAAAAATTTATAAGATTTTAGAGCTTTTTTAGAGTTTTTTGTGGGCTGTTTTGGCTTTTTAATTTGATCTGATGGTTTAATTTCAATTAAAAACTCTTCATATGTTTCTCCTTTTTGAACTTTCATATAAAAGTCAGGATAATATTTTCTTTCTTTAGAATCTAACGTAGACCAATATTTTATTTCAACAGGTTCTGAAGACCATGCGATTACATCATCTCTATTATCGCATAAAATCATAAACTTTCTCTCCCATGAAGATCTGTAAATTATAGGAGATTTGCCTAAATACTTTTTAGGATATTTTGGATTATAGTATCCTTGTATGAACCCTGAATTATTTGTAGGTCTTACGTTTTTTATTGACATTAGATGTTAAATAAACCACCTTCTCCATCTGTAGTTCCTCCGGAACGATCAAGGCTTAGTGTTGATTTATATTTTTTAGGGTGAATTTTATTCCATCCTTTAGCATATCCTCGCTTTGCAATTTCTGTAAAATACGCAAACGCGTTTTTATATTCTGGGTTAAAGTTTCTCCAATATTTTAGTAGATCTAAAAGTGCAAATTGTAAACAATCTTGTCTATCTTCCTCATTTACATAAGTAAGTTTTCTAATTGCTCTTTCGGCTAACATTACTAACATTTTTTCAGCAGTTGGTGTTAACTTGTCTTTTTCTTTTGATTCTACTATTGCGTCATAGAGATCTTTATTGTTAAGGTAATTCTTTTTTCTTGCCACGACTAAAATAGTATTTATTAGATTATATGAAAAAAGGGCCAATTGTTTCCAATTAGCCCTTTAATAGATTTATAAACTTCTAGATATACTAAACAGTTTCAGAAGCTTCAATATTTACGTGTCTTTTCATTACCTTTACTGGCTTATCATCAATTACAACAGTAATCATGTCGTCTTTTCCAGCAGTTGTATAATCCAATGCATCTACCTTAACATCAGTGCCTTTAGCGTGGCCGTCATATTCCATTGCTAAGGATGCGTTAGTAAATCCATCGTTTCTGGTTAATTCATCTTCTTTTAGAATAGAAATAACTTGCTCAAAATTAGATATTTCTGTTCTAATTAAGTTATCAGCTTCTTTAATTTCCGGAATATTTTTATTAGCATCTGCTAGAATATTTCTTTGGTCTTTTAAGAATGAAATTAATTCTCTAGTCTCTTCTATTTTAGAATCAATTTTTTCTTGCAATTTTGATTTTGCCTCTAAAATATCATTAAACATAAAAGATACGTCTTCACCTGTTTTTTCTTCTAAATATTCAATGGTTTTAAGAGCTGAAAAGCTGTTAAATTCAGTAATTTTATTTGCAGTATTATTTTTAAATACAATTGCATTTGAGTTATGTCTAATTACTGATGTTGTCGTTGTGCCATCTACGATTTCTACTAGACTTTCAGCAACTGCAAATTTATTAAAGTGTTTTACAACGTTTTCAAAAATATTTAAAATTGTTTTATCCGAATAATTAATTAGACCTGATGCAAACATATTTTCAGCTAGAGAATCTGGAGATACCTTTCTATTATTTACATATACTTGGTTTTCTTTAGCATTGTATGAATATACAATTGTTCTTGCCGATTCTTTTAATGTCGCAATGTTTGACTTAATATCAGAAACTAGTACCATTGCTTCGTTTACAGCAACTTCGTTACCTGCTAATTTATGACTTTTTCTTAGTGTTTCTAATTCACCAAGTTTTTCATTTAAATCTTCGATTTTATTAAAAGCATCTACCGACTTATTAATTTGTTCAATTTGAAATTCTTTAGTAGTCACTCCTTCAACTACTCTTTTAATTGACTTTGAATTTAAGTCATAATAAAAGGACATGCCATTTTCACTAACATTAAAGTTTTTAAGTGCGTATTCTAACTCTTCAAGTATCCCAGTAGTTGGAATTATCTTTACATTGGATTCGTTAATCTCAAAGTATTTACCAGCAGAATAGACAACTTTTGACTCTTCACTAACGTTAAAGCATGCTGTCAATATATTTTTTTTAACTGTTGCCATCTTTTTATTTTGATTTTCTTTATATATCATTTATTTATTCACTAAAAGGTAGCTCTCTTCCTATCACCTTATAGTTATCTCCAAGTATCGGTGATGTTGATTCTTCGGTAGGGTCGTTTGTAAAGCTTCCTATTTCAACCATTCTATTTCCAGCATGTCTTGCCGTTGAAAAATCAAACGATGGAATAAATGAATTAATTTCAAGAGAAAAAGTTACCTTAAAGTCTTCTTTTTCTCCAAATCCAAATTCAACTGGCCTTTCCATTGAATAATCATCAGGAACTGCATATTCTGAGGATATTCTATATACTCCTTCTTCTAAATGTCCGACTTCTACATTATAATAGTTTGCTCGATACATTTTTTTAATGATTGCTTCCGTAACTTTAAATAAATCTAGTTGGCTAGATAGTGTAATAGCAACATCAATTCCGATAGTAATTGGAACCATACTGAATTCTGCTACATAGCTTTGCATTATACCATCTTTATCTAAAACTGCGTATTGTCCAAGATTTCTTTTATTTACCAACCTAGAAGGATCTACGTTAAGTGATGTTATATTTACAACACCTCTTGGAACTTGGTCATAATTACCATCTGCCTTTTCTCCATCAGGTACGCAATTTACACCAAGTGCTGTAGAAAAAAGAAAGTTATCTCTTAAGAAATTTTCATCTCCAGTTACTGAATAGTAAAACGGAACGTCAACCTCAACTCTCTGATCATTAGAAACTTGTCGATAAAAACTTAGCTTATTATTTAAATCAGCTAAAAGGCCAACGACTAAATGTCTAACAACACTGTCATCTTTGTTAAATTTAAGGTTGTATGATGCCATTTATTATAGGTATCTTTTTGCCATTCTTTCCCAGTTTGCAAGACCTGCTCTTTTAAATCCAGCCGCTTTAATGAATGTTCTCATTGAAACATCATTTGCCTTTTTCATAAATTCATAGATCTCTTCCTTTTCATTTAAAGGCATATCAGTTGGCTCTAAATACGGTAGAAGTTTTTTCATTCTTTCCATAAGAGTTGCATCATCTGGACTAATGTCAAGTAGAATAGATCTTGATTGAATTGCTCCATCAGGATCGGCTTTATCTTTTTCTAAGTTAGAAATAAATATGACTCTTCCGGCAAATTCAAATTGGTTTGGGACTAATCCGGCTTCAAGTGCATTGAATTCTCCTTCAGGATCGTTTTCAAAATCTTTAGGGTCAAATACAGTTGATGACTTTTTTAGCCAGCTAATTTTTCTAACTGGTTTTGTATCAAGGGCAGCTTTTAACATATTTCTACCATTTTCATCTCTAAATACAGCATCACAATCATCAAACACAAGAACTTTTGTTCTATATTGATAGAATTTTTTAAACATTATAATAGGAGAAGCAGCTCCTGAAACTAAAATGTAATCTTCATCTTCAATAAGACCTTCATCTTTTAATGCTCTTTCTACATTATATGTTTTACCAGTACCTGCTCTTCCAGATATAAATAGTGATTGCATGTTAGGGGCTCCTGCTCCAATAACTCTAGTAATATCATAAATATCCTGCATCGTTTCTTCAAGATACTTAACTTTATCATCAAGAGTTTTTTCATTAGCTTCTTCCATTGGAGATTTTACCTCTGGAACCGTAACTCCTTTTTTAATCTTTAAAATAGATCTATATGGAATATCTAATTCTTCTGAAATATCACCGGCTGACATTCCGCTGTCAAGCATTTTTGTAATTTCAGCTATTTCCTTTTTATTAAAGATATATGCTGGTTTTCTACCTTCTTCTATACCGTCGTATGATTCTGCTACAGCTTTAGCATATTCAGCATCGGTTAATCTAACAAATTCTCCTAGAAGTTTAACAATTGGGAATTTATCTGAAGTTATAATAAAGTCGGCAGTCTCACTATAGTGTTTTGAAAAATAAGAAAGAGAACTTACTATCCCAGGGATTCCAGAGTTTCCAGCAATTCTAACTGCAGAATCTGAGTTATTAGAATAAAGCATAACGCTAGATTCTTCTCTTCCTTCAACGCTGTGTGTTAGTACATAAGGTAGTTTCTTATAATCAGCTCCTGTTTTCTTATTTAAGAACCTTAAAATTACATCGGCCGCCTTATTTAGCTTAGGATCAAATAATTCGGTAGATTTTACAATCTTTGATTCATTCAAAAATCCATCTAGATTTAATAGTTTCTTCATTAGATATTATTTTTTTCTATTTTATATATCTTATTCTATTCTTTCTATTTCGAACTTAGAAAATCCATTTTCTCTAAATATCTGTATTTTCTTATCGAAGATTTCATGTGGTAATACAGTATGGTTAATTACAAACGTATTGATTTTATTTTCTTTGATTACTTGATTTAATATTTTAAGAATGTTGTACACTCCATCATTATCAACCGAGCTTAGTAGCTCATCTAAAAATAATAAGTTTAGTTGTGGAAATCTTAGTTTTAAAATCTTAATTATTGCAATAATAACTATAAAGTCTGCTTTTTTGCGTTCACCCGTAGAAAGAGTCATTGGGTTAATTTCTTCTCCTAAATGGTTAATTATACAGTTAAACTTCTCATCAAACTTAATATGAAAGGGCAGGTGCATTGTTTGGGTCATCGCCGCAATATTAGTATTTAATCCCGGGAGTATTGTTTTTACTGCTAAGTTTTTAACACCATCTTCTCCTAGAATATTTTCTACCATTTCCATGAATTGATAATCATTAGATAGCTTACCAGATTCTAAAGACTTTTTATTTTCTTTTTCTTCAAAATCTTTAATTAGATTTTTTAAGTGTTCAAATTGAGTATCGTCTGAAGTGTCTTTTATTTTTATAAACTCTTCTTTAAGCTTTTGCATACTATATTTTATGTCCGATGATCTTGATTCAATATCTTTCTTTCTTTCTGTTAGGTTATCAATTCTACTCTTAGAATCATCTATTTTGCCCTTTTGTTCTTTTATTTGATCTGCATTGCTTTTAAGCATATCGTTAAATTCGTCTAATTTTTGATGGTGCCATTCGCTATCGAGCTTAGTTTCACATGTTGGACAATTTCCACCTTCATATAAATCTATTTTTTTCTTTAGATATTCTATCTCATGCTTTAGTTTCGATGCTTCTGTTCTTGCATCTTCATATTCATCTTTAACGCTACCTATTAAAGATGTAATATCATCTTTTTCTATTTTTAGACCTTTTGCTTTTTCATTTAGTTCTGTTAACTCTTCTTTTAGCTCTGTAATTCTTTCTTTATTTTTTTGAGAAGATTCTTCTAGAAGAGTATTTAGCTGGTGTCTTACTGATTGAATTGATTCCATTATTTGATTTAACTCAGAATCATATGCTGTAATTTCTGTTTTAATAGATCTTCTTTCTTCTTTAATTCTTTGTTGCATATCATTTAGAACAGAGAATCCAAACATTTTATCAATAATTTGTTTTTTATCACTATTACTCATTGTTAGAAATGATTTAAAATCATTAATTGATAAAATTATAATGTTTTTAAATACATGGTAAGGTATACCAAACACTTCTTCTTCAAGATATTCTTGTACGCTCTTTTTTCCAGCCTTATCAAACTCTACTCCATTTAGCTTAACGACAAACATCCCAGGGTTGAGCCCTCTTTCAATATCAACTTCAATAGTTCCACATTTTAATTTGATCTGTACCCACAGCTCTCCATTAATTCTATTTGGAAGGTCTCCTAATTTAACACCTTCAACCTTACCATATAATGCAAATATTATTGCATTCGCAATAGTTGTTTTACCATCTCCATTTTTTCCAAGGGTAAGAAACAACTCAGAAAACTCATTCTCAAATTCTATTTTTTGAATTTTGTTTCCATAGCTTGCAAAATTTTTAAATGCTATTGAATCTATTCTCATCTATCAATGTCGTGATTGTATGCACATAAGTCATGCAATTGTTTTAGTTTATTTTTTAGCTTTTGTTTCGTCTCTTCATCATATGTTAAATTATCAACATACGCGCTACATAAGTTTAGGATGTTGTAATTTTTATAAATTTCATCATCTAAGTCATGAAAGTCTTTATCGATAATATCTGTTTCTTGGTAGATATTAGGTTCTAGTCTCCTACTTATATTTTGAATTTTATTAATTAATTCACTCAGAGAACTTGTAGTTGCTATTTTGCTAGGAACATATAAGTCTACAAAATTATTCTTAATTTCTTTTTTAAATTCACCCAGTGTCATTTCGAACAACTTGGTGATATTATACTTTAAGAACTTTGGTGATATGTCATTTGGAAAAAAGGTTTCTTCCATGTTTTCTAAATCAACTAGGTCGAATCCCTTTTGGTTTCCACTATCAGACCTTGTTAATTCATATGGAGTACCTACTAAAAGTAGTTTTCCTTTCTCTTGTCTATAATGAATATGCCCACTATATACTCTAGTATATTTTGTGTATGCATTTGGTTTAGTTCCATGTTCATTTTTTACTTTAGAATTTAGATAAATTCCACTTACTTCAGAATGACAAAATACAATATCTGCTTGGGGAAATTCAGCAAGCGTTTCAGCCTCATGGTCAGAATCTCTTCTCCAAGGCATCATTAATATGTTTTTGTCATGCCACTTCATTAATTTAGGCTCTTTATAAATCTGAACATTTGGAATCCATTTAAGACTATCAATTGAAGTAATTTCATTAGTCTTTTTAGCCCAAATGTCATGATTTCCACAAATTATATGTACTGGAAGAATTTCACCAAGCCTTTCAAATAAATTAACTGCATAATTAAGAACCTTAATGTTAATAGATTGTCTATTATCAAAGGTGTCGCCAACCTGTACCAGAACGTCTCCGGGTTGAACATGCTTTTTAAGAGTTGGTATAAACAACTCTTCGAAAAAATCTTTTTGGATATTTAGCCATTCTTGTGAATTTGCCCTAACTCCAAAATGAAGATCTCCTAGGACCCAAACTCTATTGGCCCCTTTTTTGAGGTTATTAGAGTCAATCATATTAAAATAATTTATTTATGTTCTTTCTTCCAAGGATCCCTGTTTTCAAATCTAATTCTTGTATTAAATCTTCTTTGTAAACATTAGAAAGAGAATTGTAAAACTTTGTTGGGTTAATGTCAAAGTAAATGCATAGTTCACTAAACAAATCTATTCTAGAGTATCTCTTAACCATTTCGTCTACTATGTATCCGTAAACATCATTGATTTCTAGCTTTTTTAGTTTTGCATTTCTGCCGTGTTCATCAATTTCATTAAAAACTTTAAATCTAGAAACCATAATTAATTCATGAATTTCATTTGCTATAAGCTCGTAATGAATTTTATCTTCTTCTGGTCTATTATCCTTCCACGAAGGATCCAGATCAAAGGAAAAGTTAGAAAGAATCTCAAAATCTGGAGATTCAAAGTTGTTATCAAATATTTTATCTCTTTCCATTATATTCCGTGTAAATTGCTATTTGTGATGTCTTCAGTTTCAATTAATCTCATGTAGCCCCAATTAATACCTAGCCTACACTTCGTTCCTTTTCCTTCGCCATCTCGCATTTTTAAAATTTTAAGCCAATATTCATCACTTGCTCTCATTAAATCATCTTGTATAATTCCCATCATTACATCTGCTGTATGAGAAAGTCCTGCAGATTCAGCGATATCACTCATTGTTATATCGCTAGAATTATATCCGCTTCTAGTGATTTGTGTAGCTGTTACAATTAACCAATCATGCCTCTGTCCCATTGCTCTTAAATCTTCAGCGATCTGCTTAATTTTTAAATACGTATTTTCAGAATTTGGGTTTCTATAATTAGATAAAATATTAATGTAGTCAATAATGACTGCTCCAATTTTAATTTGTTGCTCTTCTTCAAGTTGCGTTAGATATGCATCAATGTCAAGTACTGTTGCTTGTGATGTTGGCATTTGCTTAATGAAAAGCTGGCCAGGAGGATTAAATCCATCGCCAACTGTTTCTAGTCTTCTTTTTATGTATTCGTTATTTTTAGCCTTTTCTGCATATTCATTAATATCTATGGATAGCAGATTTGATCCAATTCTTTTAACGAACTTGTGTGCAGCCATTTCTGCAGTAATTACGACAGTATTTACTCCCATTTTTACAAAATTGGCAGCATCATTCGCCAAGTAAATTGACTTACCAATATTCTGTTCTCCTGCGTAAACTACTAAGTTTCCTCCTTTATCATAGCCGCCACCTAATACTCTATCAATAAAATTATATCCTGAGCTTATTTTTTCAGATTCTTTCTGGTTATGATCGTCCGGGTCAAAGAAATTAAGACCCAAATCAGAATTGAAAGTGATATTATTTCTCTCATTAATTAATCCTTTTACTTTTTGGATAATGCTATCTGCATTATCTGGAGTTACTTGCGTTGTTTTAATATACTCTATAGTATCAATTAGAGAAGTATCGAACGTTCTCCATTTAATCCAAGATTCTGCGGTGGAAGTTAACCACTCTTCATCGTATTGTGCTAAGTCAACATCAAAAATAACGTCAAGAATTCCATCTGTAATCTTTTCTTTAGCTTTTTTATAGTTTTGTATTAAAAGCTTAAGTTGATCTTTTCCAGGAGTTTCTTTAAACTTAATATAAAATTTATTCGCAAGATAACTTAACACATCTATTTCTTCAGACGTGTAGTATCCGTTTTTTATACTTTGTAGATATTTAGGCTTTTCAAGAGAAAGTCTAAAAAATATTTTTTCAAAATCTTGACCGAATTGCATATGATTATTATTTAAGCTTATAGAAGAAATTAGTCTTCAGTTTCCTCTATTAACTCATCAAAATCAAATTCAACCTCAGTGTTATAGTTAAATAGTGGATGAATCTTACTCTCGATCTTTTCTAGAACCTCTTGCGTAAATACTTTTTCAGTAAAGAATTCATTATTTGGTACCGTTTCATCAAGGTGCTTACAAATCCAATTGCGAGCCGTCTTTTTAGGTATCTTTTCTCCTTTTTCAATTACACCCTTTGCAATACCAATCTCTTCCCAATCGATATATTGTTCTAATCCAACAAAACGATTCATCCCTTCACTGAAATGCAAGTGAAATTTGATTGGATGTGGTTTAGCAAATCTATTTTTATTTGGCTTTGCGGTAACTATAATACCAGCCTTTTCTCCACTAGAATCTTTAAGCTGTGCTTTTCCTAAGAATAGCACAATAGAAGCTGCATATTCTGGTCCTGTTCCACCACCTGCAACCTGACGAGAGATAAAGTCTTGTGTCTGGTATGTGTGGTTTGTGAATAGGAATGGGATCTTAAGGTCTGCCATTGGTGTCATAATGATGCGGAAGATTGACTTTAAAATCTTCGAACGCGTCATATCTGATTTCTCTGAACCGCTAACCGCATCATCTATTTCTTTTTGAGTTGCGAGGTTACCTGCAGAATCAAGAATAATCATCATCTTGGGTAGTTCAGCACCAGCACGCTTAGCCTCTTGCATTCTCTTCGTAATTGTAGTTACTGAAGACCTAAACTCTTGTACTGTATTGATCGGTTGGTAGTTTACTTTGTCTGTATCAATACCGAACTTTTTCATAAGAGTTTTATCAACTGCTGCTTCTGAATCATAGAAGATGATGCTGTAACCCATATCAATTGCTCTACGAATAGAGTTTAGAATCAAGTAGGTTTTACCAGTACCAGAAGGTCCTGCAATCGAACATGACCTGTTGTTTGGCCATCCACCAAACAAACTACCTGAAACACATGCATTGAGATGATAATTGCCAGTGTCAATCCACTCGGTCACATCACTAAAGCTTGAATTTGACATTACCGATCCAAGTGGATTTAGGGTTGCCAATTCTGCGTTAATGTCTTCGAAACTAAATTTATTATTTTTCTTTGCCATAACTTTCAAATATTTTTTTGTCTTTTTGTCGAACTATGTTTAATTGTTCTATTAATTTGGATGCTTCAGCGCTTAATGTTTTTATTTGATCTTCAAGCACTGAAATTCTATTGTAAATTGTTTGGTATTCTTTAACAATTTCTTTTTGGTCATCCGTTAGATTTTGTAAATCAATCATTATTCTGGAAATTGAATTTTTAATTGATTTGGATCTGACTGTGAATCTAAAGATTCTTTAATTTCCCAGTAAAATTGTCTTACTTTTCTACCTAGATCTAGATTATTTGGATATTGCTCCACTAGGTCCATGATTTGTTTAGTTGTATTTTCCATGATTAAAATAGCGCAGACGCATAAATTAGATTAGTGTCTAGTGTTTGTAGACCAATTGCTTTTAAGACTCGATTAAGAGGATCGATCATTGACTTTTCAAATTGAGTGTCGTAATCAACAGTTGGTGCAAATTCATATGGATGTTCACCTGGCATATACGCAAAAGTATCACTTAATGAATCTTTTACATGGTATATTTTTAGCTTTTCTCCATTACCAATTAACTTATACTTATTTTTATATTTAGTATTATTATTTAGTAGATAGTTATAGTATCCGGCTGCCTTTACATTAGGTGGACACTTTAGCCCGAACTGAAGTTCTATTTGGTCATCTACGATATATTTTTCAATATTATTTGTCCTTTTATTAAAAGAAATATCGTCAAGATCTGCAAGCTTAAACTCTTTTTTAGATTGCTTCATGAACGTAACAAGCTCTTGTAAATCTTCGGCAGTTGGCTGTTGATGCTTTTTAAATAAAATTTTAAGAGCATCTACTAGTTTTTCACGTGCAAATTTAGGTGTAGAAGATTGAATTGTATCGAAGCCAATGGTTTTTACTTTTTTCAAAGATGGATGTCGATCTGTTATTTCTAATTTATCGTCCCATGCAATATTTTGAATGTATTTTTTCTTACTCATCCAAATACCGTTGTATGCTATTGTTTCTAATTCAAAAACCAAGAAATTATCAGTATTTCTTTTTTCAGCGTACTTTTCCATAGCTTTAACAATATAGCTTTTAAGTCTATAATTATAAAGCTCTATGATAAACGTGTCTATTGATTTTTCTTCACCTAGCCATTCTACCGCATTATACATTTCTTCAAACTGAACATAGCAAGAGTCAGTATCAATGTATATTACTGAAGGTTTTTCTAGCCTATGCTTAACTCTAATATTAAACTTTTCATGGACTGCTGAATCTATATGAAAGAATTCTTGAAAATACTTGTTTATAATACTTTCTGAGTATAGGATAGCATCTTGTCCTTGTAAAGTAATTGATTCTGCAATGTCAATATTGAAAAAGTGAAACCACTTATTACCAAATGCACCATAGATAGAGTTCAAAGTTACTTTAACTGCCTGCTCATAAGCTGTATATTTAGCAGAGAGCTCCTCATAGTATTGTATAAGGAGCCCTGCTTCATCTTTGCTTAACTGATCGGTTGGTTTATTCTTTAACTCTTCTATATTCATATTAAGCCGTTTGGCAAGTTGATACGGTCAAGAGAGTTTCACTATCTTTTGATGCAAAAACTACTTTAGATTGTGAAATGTATACAGTCTGTTCTTCTTTATCAAGAAGATTTAGATATTTTTTATAAACTGTAACTTCGCCATCACCATTACTTTCAGGATTAATTACTACATTAAATGATTTACCCTTTACATTAACTCCAGTCCCATTAGCCTTAATTGCAAAGGTTTCATCTTTATCTAATGTAAATAGATTTTTAACTTTTCCAATTGAGTATGTGTCTAATTCAAAATTGAATTCGCTACCTTCTCTTGAGAAAATGCCTTCAATTTGGTCAAGAGATAGATCTTTAAATCCAAGAGAAGGTTCAGAACATGATAGCGTAATTTCTAGCTCATCATTAAAAAGTTTAATAGTAGATGCTACTAGGTCTTCATCATTTTCAATGAATTCAATTTCACCTTTAATCGCGTCACTATCAAAATGTTTAATAGCATCAATAACTTTTGCTCCGTCAAAAAATGCTAGCTTCATTTCTTTATCAGTTTCTGGAGTTGATGCTAATTTAAAGATAGCATCAGTGTTGACTGCGTGATACTTTACCGCATCTCTTTGTGGAAGATACACTGCTGATGTGATTCGATTGGCATCCATTTTCATATAAATGAATGAATCAATGAGTCTTACTCGATTAATAAAGTTCGTTAACGCATGTTGGTCAACTCGATCAATTACTAGTTTCATATTTTTTTATTTGTTTAAAGAATTTAAAGATTATATGTGTATAGTTCAAACTGTTTCATAAAAGTGAGGCCAGGAAGTAGCGAACTCCTGGCCTCTTCCGTGAACTACCACGGCCCTAAGACGAGGTCTTCAAACCTCACCATTTTTACTATTACATTAACCGTCACAGCTTAAGCAGTCGGGATCAGTTGCTCTAGTTGCAATATCTCCTCGCAGAACGCTTTCCGTTCTCATGTAATAGAGTGTTTTTATACCTTGATCGTATGCTTCAAGGTGAACCTGATTAATAAATTTAGGATCTGCTGTATTTGGAAATGCTAAGTTTAATGAAACTGACTGGTCAACATATTGCTGTCTAACTCCAGCCTGTCGTACTAGTTCCATTTGATTAATTTCCTTAAATGTTCTAAACACATCTTTTATTGGAATAAAATTAGATCTTGCAGCCTCTGGTGCCTTTTCAAGATCTTTTTTGTGAATTGGTTTTCCCCATCCTTCTTTATTAGTGTTTAATTCACCATGATGTACATAATAGTCATCCATCCAATCAATCCCTTGAACACTTCCTCCATCTTCTAGTATCTTATCCCAAGTATCCTTCGTGTTTTTACCGATTGATTCTAGTGCTAATTCTAATGTACTATTTTTGCGAATAAATGTTCCTTTTGCTGTTTGTTCTGTGAATACATTTGCTGCCCATGGTTCAATACCTGGAGAAACGTTTCCGCTCAATTTGCTATTAGAAACAGTAGGTGCTACTGCTCTAAGGTGTGTATTGCGCATTCCTGTACCAACGCACCACAAAGGCTCTCCATATTCTTTTGCCATATCTCGGCTAGCCTTTTCACTTTCAGTCTTTAATTCACTAAAAATTTTGCGAGTTTCAAATTGAGCAGATAATCCCTCAAATGGAATATTTCTATCTTGTAAATAAGTGTGCCATCCTAGAACTCCAAGTCCTAATGCTCTTCCTTTTTCTGCTGAACGAATAGAGTTCTCAAACCCTCGCATGTATTTTGCCTTTTGAATAAACTCTTCGAGAACACCATCCAAGAACCAAGTTGCTGTGTAAATAAGATCAGTATCTTTCCACTCATCATATTTTGCTAGGTTTAATGAGCTTAAACAACACACAAACGAATGATTCTCATCAGTGTGTAATGCAATTTCAGAACAAATATTGGTCATGTAAACCTTTAATCCATTGTTCTTATATGCATCTGGATTTGCGTTATTTACATTACCTTTAAACATAATATATGGTTCTCCAGTAGCTCTACGTTTTCTTAGTAGAGCTGCCCATCTTTTACGAGCCTCTTTATCTCCTTCTTTAATCTTTTGCATAAATGCATCTGGAACAATAACGCATTGGTGTAGATTTAAAGATTGCCTATTTACATCTCCTTTTGGCTCTCTAATCTCCAACCATTCCCAGAAATCTTTATGTTCAATGTCAATATTTACCGAAGCAGCGCCTCTACGAACTGAACCTTGGTTAGTAGCTAGAATTGTTGAATCGTAAATCTTGCAGAATGGAACTACACCATCACTTGTACCGTTACCTCGAATAGTAGCACCTGCAGGTCTGATTTGATTGATTCCAATTCCAACACCACCTCCATGTTTTGCTAAAAGCATCATTTCTAGGTTTTTTGCACCAATGTCGTGAATTGAATCAGCAACGTCTAGTCCAAAACAAGAAATTGGTAGACCTCTTTCAGTTCCAGTGTTAGATAGAACCGGCGATGCTAAGTTTAACCAACCTTTCCAGATATAATCAAAAAACTTACTAGCCATTTCTGGTTTTTGTAATCTCTTTGCTACAGTGGTTGCAACTCTCCAATATGCATCTTTTGGGGTTTCTCCTTCTAGAAGGTATCCATTACTAATAGTTTTTACATATATTTCTGTATTTGCCCATGTTGGAAAATCTACACCAAGTTCCCATCCAAGGGTTTCACCATAATTGATCGCACATGCGTCTTTATCCATTTTATCTTCTTTGTTTTTAAAAAAATTAATCATATACTTATTTAAAAGATGTCATCTTCATCCCAGTTTTCATCCTCGCCTGCTTTTGAATAGTCAGTAGGTCTAATTGCAAAAAAGTCAGTGTGTGTTGTTCCTCCTGTTAAATGATAGAACCAATCTAATTCAGATGCCTTTGATTCATCAAATTCCATAAATGGACCTTCAACATATCCTAATTCTGCAATTTTTTCATTTGCTCTTTTTACAATAAAATGCTTTAGATCTTCTGCTTTTAGGTTTTCAAGATCTCCCATTTCAAACATTTTATCAATAAACTTATGCTCCATTTCTACCATTAACTCTGCTGCTCTAATAACATCGTCTTTTACTTCTTGTTTTAGTTCAGGATATTCTTCGCACATATGACGGAATAATTGACATCCCATTCTACTGTGAAGTGATTCGTCACGAACAGACCATTTCATTTGCTGACCAATCCCCTTAAGAAGGTTACGCATCTGGAATGAATATAAAACTGCAAATGATGAATATAGTGAAACTCCTTCGGCAAAAGCAGAGAAGATTGCCAGTGATCTGGCTACCTGCTTTCTAGCTTCTGAACTTGATGCTAAATCTTCATGAGACCAATCAGCTTCAACTGAAGTTAAGTGTTCAAATTTATCAGCAGTTGCTGGTTCGTGTAGAAATGCTGTAAAGTCTTCTAGTCCTAGTGTTTCATTTAAGTATGAATATGCTGTTGCGTGAATAGTTTCTTGTGAACCAAACATCATTGCCATTTGCTTAATTTCATGCTTTGGAAACCAGTTGGTAACCATACCAGTCCAGTAATCTGAAACTGCACATTCTGTTTGAGCAAATCCTAATAGTATATTTCCTACTAGATTTTTTTCATGTGATTCCATTTTTTCATTCCAATCTTTTACATCGCCTTGCATTGAAATTTCAGTGTGAAGCCAAAATGCTTGGGCTTGTTTTAACCAACCTTCAGTGTAGTAGATTGGATATTCAAATGGTTTAAATTCTATTCTTTCTTTAAATATTGACATATTCTTATATTACCTTATTTTTTAGACTAAAAAAGGTCTAAATACAAAATATTTTTAGACCCTATGCTTGTTGATTTCTATGTTTTTTATATATTCAGAAACCTTCAAGCGAAGTGCACAGTATTACCTAAATTTTTTTTTAAGTTCATGTGCTTTTTCATAAAATTCATATGACGTTGCTTTGTATTCTTTACGTTGAGAATAAAGATCGCTAAGAATCTTTTTTAGAATTGAGTCTTCCTTTTTATATACTACTCCATTTTCACAAACAATCTCCTCAGTATTTTTGCGACGTTCTTTGATTTCATTTGTTGGAATAATATCAACATATGCATCTGGTGAAATATTAAATTGTCTCATTACCGAAGGATATAGAGACGCAAAGTCAAATGCACTTACACCGGAATAGTAACCAACAATAGGCTGCTTTACAAAAGCACCTGCATATTTACCATCTTTTTTATTATCTTCTTGACTATAATCTACTCCAATTTTTCGATTTAGTTCTGCCATTTTTCGAGCCATTAGAGCTTCGGTTACAGCAACTGGTGAAGCTGCTTTATACAAAGGCATTTTTGTGATTGTTGCAAGGGTCATAATAACTTCCATTGATTTTAACTTTTGATCGATATAATAAACCAAAATTGAATCGACTACGTTATAATAAACATATTTTTGAAAATCATTCTGATAAAGATCTTGCAATCCTCCAGTATATTTAATTTTTGCAACATCGAGAACTTGGCCAGAAACAAAATCAAGTTTATTTGATTCTTTGACTTTAACAGATCTGTCATATTTATCGTAAAGTTGCATATAATCAAGAATACCCATATGTAAAGGCCTACTATCATTTTTATCAAGAGCACCGGTGACCGCTATTTCAGTTAGGTCAAGTTGTAACCTTTTACATCGATTTACAATATATTGCCAGTCATAGTTAATAAAGTTCCAGCCCGTCATCATAGGAAACTTAGGCAAAAACTTATGCAAGAATGTATATAGCATATTATATTCATCCTTGAATTTATAATAAGAGAACTCCCAGTCTTGATCGTACTTCTCGAAGTGTTTATTAGTGTTCTCTTCAATCTTTTTAATTTGCTCGCTAGATAAATCATCTAAGCCAAGAACTATTGCCTTGCGATCAGGTGTGATTATTGAAAAGGTAAGAATTCTACTCTTTGCCTCTTCTGCTTTTGGAAAGCCATCAACAATCTCAGTCTCAATATCAACAAAATATGTTTTTGGCATATTAAATGCAAATATTTCTTCTTGATCGCTTTCAGGAAGAGAATCCATAAAATAGACAAGCGAGAACTTATTAAAAGATCTCGCCCTTTGTCTTTTAATTGGGCGACCGTCCCAATTTACAAAATTCTGGTCGCGCCATTTATCTGTTTCTTCTGTTACTACCCAATTTTCAAATTGACTTACCGGGTATCTTTTAAATGCTACTTTTCCTTCTTTATTATAATACGATACAATTATTTCTTGGTCCTTTTGCTCGATGTCTAATAGCATTTGATTTTTTTTCTAAGTTAATGTTTAAGTTATATTAATAGATGTAAGACTGTTTCTAAACCGATTGTAAAATATTTATCCCCATCTTCCTAATTCATTAAATACTCTAAATTTAGAAACATATCTTCCCTGTTTTGTTCCTAACATTAAGTTGACCCATCTTCCAGCGATTTTTTTAGTCCAACTGTATCTAAAGTGCTTGTGTCCTCTGATATAAAATGTTGCAAATTGCAGACCTGTAACTGTTTTATCTCTCCATATCATGCCACCTTCTTCACCTATGACATTATGTACTCTAATCTCAATAATGTCTCCATTTGTTTTTTTTGCCAAAGCTAACTTTAGCTGCCATGCTGGATTTCGCATAGCTACCCATTCAAATGACTGGGAAAAACGCTCCCACTTCGTCATTCTATTGTATTCATATAGAATGTCTGCAACTTCAGGTCTTAATTCATAAAAACCATACCAGTTTTCAAGGTGGCTTGGCTCATCTTGATTTGTTAAATACCAGAGACCTAACACCTTAAATAGCCTTGGATTGTTATCAATTTGGCGTCTTAATAAGTATACCAAAGGAAAGAGAAGAATACCTAAAAGTGCTCCAATTGCTTCTAAAAACTTTACAATAAAAAATCTAAGATACATCATTTTTACTAAGATATAAAATTATTATATGTGCTGCTTTATAATTAGTTGCTAATGGGACATTATGTACGTCACAAAGTCTCATCAACATTGAAATGTCAACATCATGTGGGTGTTTGTCGAGAGGATCTCTAAAAAACACAACTGCATCCATTTCACCACGAGCAACCATTGCTCCTATTTCTGCATCACCACCAAGAGGACCACTATTTACCCGCTCTACTTTTTCCACGCCAGCATGCAAGATGCTTGCTCCCGTAGTTCCAGTTGCTACAAGTTTTACGTCTTCCCGGTTGAAGAAGTCTAGTCTCTTCATTACAAAAGCAACCATATCTGCCTTTTTTCCATCATGGGCTACTAGTGCTATTTTCATTCATTTACTATTTTACGTAGTTCATATTCACTATTTCTAGTTTTAAACCTAATTAAGTCATCAGTGGCCTCAATTAATTCAGTAATTGTAGTAGTTTGCCATGTGAAAAATTGGTTAAATGGAGACATGATCAGAGACCTCTCTATTTCAGGAGTATTATGTTTATCTTTAAAGGTACCGTCCTCATTCCATTCAATCCAAAGGATTTTACTTGAACGCTTAGTTAATCCATCATGCGAGCGAACAAGTTCCCAATTCATCTCTTCGTGTTCTAGCAATATTTTTGGTTGTACTCCTGTTATCATATCAATGTTCTATAGCTATAGAATTCTATAGTTATAGAAGAAGGTTCACACTTGTTTCCTAAGCTAATATAAACAAAAAAGCCGAGACTAAAAAATCTCGGCTTAAATATTTTAAAACTATTTTAAATTAGTACTCAAATGGAGGAGTGCTATAATCAGATTGTTCTATTCCATACCACGTGTTTCCAATTTGAAAATACCACCATCCATATTCAGAATCATCTACTACTTTAAACTTTTTCGGTAATTTTACAGACTTTTTAGATGCTCTAGCAATATATTTTAGAACTGGAACTCCATCGTCCCATGTTTTAGTAGTCGACCTTGCATTTACTGTACTTTCATCAGAAAGTGCGTCATATACTTCAGCGTTTTTAATCTCGCTAGCAAGTGCATCAATTGCTGATTCATTTACAAATGCTTCAAATAGTTTTATATGTTTCATGATTATTTAGGGGCCTTAACGGACTTTAATTTAACAACTCTATCTCCTGATTTATTATAATGAGATGATACTTCATACCATTTTCCATTGTCAGCTTGTGCAACTTCTGGTTGAGTATCTCTATCATATTGACGCTTTAGAGTGTCATAGTTTATATCTGAGAAATATTGTCTAAACTCAGAAGGATAAAGAGTAGTTGGTATTCTACCACTAGACTCATTTACAAATGCTTCAAATAGTTTTATATGTTTCATTTATATAGTTTTTATTTAAAGTCTGCCTTTACTCGATACTTTCTATCGGTAATCACCTTATTCATTTCATTTGAAAGATATGCTAAGATTTCCATCTGTGCATTTTTTGCAGCTTCATCAACCGAATCTTCGGCCATATTTTTTGAAAAATCTTCCCAATTATTTGCAGTTTCTTTATACCAATCTTTAAACTCTTCAATTAGCCTTTCTGTAAATGTATCAAATCCAGCAAGCTCTACATACTCTTCTGAAATAAATGATTCAAAAGTCTGAATATTTTTCATTTTTTTCTTTTTTCTTTTTTTCTTAAATTCTTCTTTAGCATCTCCTTGACCTGCTGGAACATCTCCGGTACCTGTGTACTCAGTAGAAGTTGGAAGTTTTACAGCTCCCATACCACCAACACTTGCTAGTGTTATGTTCATTTCTTCTACATTATCTTCCATTGATTGCTAAATTTATTTTTAAATCGTATTTTTTACAATTTATTCCCACTCGTCTTTAGTGTCCTCTGGATACTCGATTATATCTAGGAATTTATCATAACTATGATCGTTTCCAGTATATCTTTCATCATCGCTGTAAATACCTTCTTCGTCCCAAACCATTGTTACCTTTCCATCCCAATCCGGATTTGGTGCATCTACACCGTCAACCATAATACCATCACCCCATTCTGAAGCATCGTATCCCATTTTTTTAAGTCTCTTAACTTCTTTCTTAACGTTGATTTTTTCTTCGTTAATGAATTGTTCAAATAATTTTACGTGTTTCATATTTCAAAATTTTCTATTTCAGGAATTATTGTTTTACCCAATTCAATAAACACAGGAGCTACGGCTTTTGTAATATAACCATATACCCATGCAAAGTCTTCTTCGCTCATAACTACCATTGGATCCTTATGATCACCTTCTGAAGGCCACGTGTATTCTCCTTGACCATAGTCATGTTTAATCCACTCATCACCTTTAAGAGAAACTCCTAATTTTTTAGCTTGATGACGAGCTAATACTTTTTTAGCTAGGTGAAAACACTCATGCGGTAAAACATCCATCATTGCAGCGAATAAGCTACCGCTTGCTTCAGCCTCGCCTTTTAAACGATCCATAGTTATCCACAAAAACATATCAGCGCCGCCGTTCATTACGTTAGACATACCATAAAGAAATGCATCAGTAGGTTTAGTATCATATGCCTCAGCCTCGGCCTTTTTTAAGCCTGTCCACTTTTCAATATCTTCCGCGATTGAGAACATACCGACTGCATCTGGGCCCAAGGCTAATAGAACCTCATCGTCTATTTTAATCTCATCGCTAATATCAAATTGCAACTTAACTACTTTAGTAACTACACCTGCATCAAGTGCTTCTGTTAGTTTAGTGGTATTCTCACTAATAAATTGTTCGAATAATTCTACGTGTTTCATAATATAATGTTTTGATTACAATGAGTGCCATGGTTTAATCCAATACTCAAAAAAAACTTTTTTAAGTTTACCAGACATAGTCCATATTTTGAATCTTTTTAATTCTATCTTTAATAGACTTTGCATAGTTCTTAACTTCTCTTTCGTAATAACTACCTTCATATCCAGCATTCTTTTCTTGTTCTGCGTTATTTGTATAGTCTACGTATCTTCTAAAGTCATCTAATAGATTTGACATTGCGTTCGAAGCATCTCTTAAAGAAACACTTCTTCCTTTAGGATCTGTTCCAATAATCGGTTCACCGTATTTAGATGTTTCTTTATTAGCAATTCCATTTTTAATTTGCTCAGCAACAACATCAATGGCCTTTAAAACTTCAGCGTCTATTGGCATTTGTGCTGCTCGATTTGCAAGAATTGTGTGGTATCTGTCCTTATTTTCTTTTCTAAAATCTTTATCAGACTTGAAGGCAATTGCTCCTTTTTTAGATTGCTCTCTTTCAGTTCTTTTTGCAGATGATGAGTATCTTGCATCTAGTACGTCAAGATCTAATACATACGCTCTGTCGGCTAATTCTGCAACTTTTGTTAGACTTGATATTCCTGAACCCCATTCATCCTGTGTACTTGATTTTGAGAATCCTATACTATCATCTCTTTTTGAAGTTGTTACTGTTGATTCACCTCGCATCCATCCCGTAGATAACCATTGATTCTTGCCATCTGTCATTGCAAGTAGTGTGTTTCCAGGAATACTTTTTACACCATATGAATATGACTTTGCATATGGGTTTTCTTTTTCGTTTGTTGTAAAGTAAAAATATACAGCTCTATTTCTTTTTTCTTTTTTAGCAGAAATTGGATCCATTTCAATAATATCAATATCTTCAATTTTATCTAGTTGAAGTTTTGACATTGAATAAAATGACTTTGCTAGATTCTTTGGCATTGATTTTGCACCTGCTAGAATAGACTGTAGCTTTGAAGACTTAAATGCTTCATTAACTGTGTTATTACTTAAAGATTGTACATATGATTTAAAAGACTCATATATGAATTTGTCCTCTTTTTTGTTTCTCTTTGATTCAAATTCTCCATTTTGAGCCATTGATAATAATGCAGTTGCTATTTTTTCAGCCTTAGCACCCTTATGTCCATAAGTTGCAACTGTTTCTCTAGCATCATCAGGTAACATGTCAGCTAATTCCCATGGATCATATTCTCCTAAAAGATCTAGTAAAATATTTTTAGCTTCTTTTTCTTCTTTACCTTCACTTACTGCTCTATCCTCTTTAATTGTTACTGGATATTTTTTACCGTCAAATTCAAATTCTTTATCTCCAGCATCTTTTGCTTTTTTAGCAGCCGCAACAAATGCTCTACCTTCTTTAATTGTTACTGGATATTTTTTACCATCAAATTCAAATTCTTTGTCTCCATCGTCTTTTGCTTTTTTAGCAGCCGCAACAAATGCTCTACCCTCTGTAGTTACTGATTCAAACTGTAAAGAATCAAGCTTAATATTCATTGAAACCATGTCCATTGGTCCTTTACCATCTTCATAGTCTACTGTAGCCATTGATCCAGTCGGTGAAAATTCTATAATCTTAAATCTACCAGGGAATCTGATATTCTCACCATAAACGGTTTCACCTTTCTCAACAGCCTTGATAGCTTTCTTAATTTTAGGATGAATACCTTCGTTAATTGCCGATTCTTCAATATACTCAGCTAATCCATCATCACACCATCCATAGTCACAATCACTTAGTACCTTTTCAAGGTCTTTTCTTTTACCTTGCATTGTAATTACCGGGTGACCTCCACCTGGACCATCCATCATTTTATCAGTGATCTTAACTCTATTTTTCTTTAAGAATTTTAAGAAGTCTTTATCATCTGGATCTACTGCATCCATTTCTACACGAGCCTCACAAATCTTAGATTCGTCATAACCATCATAGTCATCATAATAGTCTTCATCACCTCCAGTATACCATGACTGGTTTGGATCCGATGCTGCTTCTTTGGTAAAATCATGTCTTTTCCAGTTATATTTAGCAGTTGTTACGAGCGCTGGAAAAAGAGGTTTTTTACCTTTATCTCTTGTTTCTAGACTTCCAAATGCAATAGCAATACCGAAATCTCTTAAAGATTTAGAAACCATTTTGATTTTTTTCGTAAGACTTTTATCTTCTAAGTCTTCTTCAGAATATCCATTCATTCTAGCAAGCAATTCATAATAGTCCATTCCTCCGAATTCTCCATAGCCTTCGTATTTACCTTCAAACCAAGAATTTCCTCTATTATCATACATCCAAACGTCAATTGTATTCTCTTTGTCAGAACCGATTTGCTCTTCAGTATCTTGTGTCATCCATGAGAATTGACCCTCTGCGATCATAAAAGATTCAGTAATTTCTTCTTCAGATTCTTCTTCATTAATATTTAATACCGACAGCGCTCTAGACCCTATTTTTGATAGTGATACTCCATCTTCAGAAACATTAAAATATCTAGAATTCCTAGAGATCCATTTTGGGGCACTTTTTGAAAATTCAGAAACTAATTTTTCAAAATCTTCGCTTGTAATTGTTGTTGTTCCAACAGTTGACAATATTTTATTTCTTACCTTTGCTGCAAATCCAATTGTAATTGCTGGGTGATTTTCAGTATATTGTCTTTTTACAACGATTTTCTTTGACTCGCTTAGATTGCGAGAAAATTCATTAAAATCAATCATTTTATTGCTTGTTTTATTTTTTTATATATTCTTTATAAATTTTTCAAATGTTAAAAACTCCGATTCATTAGTAGACACGCTGTCTTCTAATTTTGTTTTTAGCTCATTGTACATTCCATGAATTTGCTTAGGAGTTAATTTTTTAAATAGCTTTTCATCGTTGTCAAGCATTGCATTTCTTACTTGAGTTGCTGAAATATTTTTACCAGTTCTTGGAATCTCGAATAGACCAAAATCATCTCTGACTCCGAGATCTTCTCTATATTCTGGTTTATCTACTTGGTATGAATAAGTTTTAAGCCTATCAGTTCCAGTACCCCAAAGTACAGGTTCATAGCCGTCTGCCCTCATTGCATTAAACATGTGGTCTATGCCAGCAGTTGGAAGAACATAAACTTTTTCAATAGGATACTTTGACTTTAATTGATTAAGCATTGCAATTTGAGTTTCCTCGTCATAAGGTCTCTTAAATGCATCCTCTGGTTTTTTAGTCTTTGATTTAATTAAAAATATAACTACTGGATAACCATTTTGTTTGTTAATAGTTTCTATTACCTTAGCATGTCCCAATGTAAATGGCTGAAAGCGACCAACAAACATATTTACTGGCTTTTTACCTTGTTTAGGGTAACTAACAGTCAGTGCTTCAGTAATAGGACTTACTTGATGTTTTAGGTTTTCGTGATTTAAAAATGTTTTAAAGCTCATGAGATTTGATTCATTGTTTTGAAGCATTACAACTGACTCTATTTTATCAACGATCTCGTTAATTTGAGACATTAAGTCATTGTTAATAATTTCAGTTTCTTTAAGTCTTCTTTTTCTAAAAGAACCTAGCGCAATTTTATATAATTCTTCTAGCACCTGGTTAGCTACTAACTCTATTGTTTTTTCATTAGTGATAAACTTAGTGTTTAGTGAAAAACTTGGTGAGTCAGAAAATTCAGCAGACTCAAATTTAACTCCAATATATTTGGTTGCGTTTTTATCAACATATGCATTAAATAATTGAGAGATTAGTTCAATATATCTTTTGTCAGAATCATTTTCGTTTAATTCTAGGTTTTCAATATCATATGTTGTAAAATATTCAACTAAATCTAGTAGTGCTATCTGGTATATGTCAGATGGTTTTCTGTTTTCTTTTATAAGATCTTCTCCTTGACATATCTTAAAACTCTTTACACTTTTACCTTCGAAAAAATTAATAATAATTGAATCAATCTCACCATCTAAATCTTCATTAAGAGCAGTTGAATTTAATCCTCTATTAAATATAGAATACATTTTTCTAGAAAAGCTTAGAGACTCAAACTGTGCATCGAAATCAGTATCGCTTAAATTTAGTAATTTTGTAATCTCATCCTTTTGATAATCAGAAAGTTTTCCTTGGTGTAAAATTTGAGGTCTTTGTACTTCTAGGATGTCAGCCCACTTTTCTAAGATTTTAGGATCTCTGATTACTTTCTTTATTAAAGTAGGGTCATTAGGACTCATTACTTGTATATGTGAAAGCATCAAATTATTTTTAGGTATTCTGTCGTACTTTATATTGACTGTTTTTGAATCGGTCATATAATCAAATCCAAATCTCCAGTCTAAAGGCATTTGCTCTTTAATATGATCGGGCTGTGATTCAAAATAGGTCACTGCATTTTCATAGTACTTTACAATTGTTCTATCAACCTTATCCATTGGTGATTTATTTCCACTCTTATGATAATTATATCCTTTATCAGTTTTTTGAACATGGAAAGAAGACGCTTGTATCTTTTCTGCAACAACGCAGGTTAGATTTAGCATTTTTTGAAAATCATTAATATTGCTTTCGCTATAATATGTTCTTAAATTTTGTAGTGCCATAGTTTCTTTTAATTAGGCCAAATCATTACAGTTCCTGCATCATGCCATTCACTATACCAACCTCTTTTATTAAGTTCTTTTTCCCACCTTTTGTCTACCCCAAATATTCTATTTTTGTGGTCCATTGAATAGTAGTCATAAATTCTTTTACCTTTGTACTCGTCTCCATTTTCTCCAGAAATCCATATTCCACCAGGAGAGCCATTGAATTCTTCAGATTGACTTACAAAATCAAGATATTGTTCTAACCATACCATCATTTCATCCCTATCTATAGATTTAGCTTCATTTACAAATTGTTCGAATATCATTATGTGTTTCATTTTACCTACCATATTTTATTATTCCTAAAAGTTGATTAAATGGAGCAAAAGTTCCAGTTAGCTTATAGGTTTTTCCTTTGTATATAAATACTAGTCCTTCGGAAGGAACTACTGATTCGATTCCTCCAATTCTTTCTAGTCTTGTGAGTTCAGTTTCTACTCTTTTAATTTGATCTATGTCTCCTCCTTTTTTAATCTTTGCAGCTTCTTCTCTAAAATGTTTATGTAATCTTTGCATTTCTTCACTTGGATTTGCTGCTACAAAATTAGAGGCATTCTTTAAAATAATAGATCCTAATTCTAAGAAAAGATCTTCAAAAGGTCTAATGTTTTCTTTGTATTTCTTTTTAACATCTTCTTTATCAAACTTTTTAATTGCAGCAAGTTGTGTCTTATCTACTAATTTACCAATTGATCGTAGATCTAAAGTTTGCTTATCGCCATATGCCCATCTTAAAAGAAGACCTTCTTTAACATCTTGTGTTAATTCTCCAAAATATTTTTCGATTTGTTCTCTCCACCAAGCCTCATGGTATCTAGATACTTCATCAGAATCTTCAAGATTGTATTGTTTTCTTAAAGCTTCAATTTTTTTAAAAAACTTATCTTTATTCTCTTCAAAGTTAATATCTTTTGCTAGCTTTATAATTTGTGGAGGAATAATCGTAAATGTTTTCCCAATATTTGCCTGTACTTTAGACAAAGCATCGGCAACTGCCTTTGCTGAACCCTTAACATCACCAATAATATTACCTTCACCGTCAGTCTCTTTAATGCCGTGAAATTGAATTACATCTCGGTCATACCTAATTACATTTGGATTTTTCGAGTAAATCAGCTCCATATTCATAAAGTTTTTACCATTGTTAAAAACTTCTTGATCTTTTGTTGAAAGCTTTATTAGTTGATATGCTAAATCCTCTGCTGCAAATTGAAAAGTATCTTGTACTCCTTTACTTGAGTGTCCTTCAAACTTTTCCTTAAACTCCGTAAGATTCATTGGAAATTTTAAACCTCCTTTATTTCTAGCAAATTTTACTTCACCATCTTGAATTGTAGCAAACAGATTTTGACCATCTGTCTTTTCAGTAGCTTCTTCTTCAAAATTTAATTCACCTTGCAGACCAACTTCAACTAATTTTTTAAAATCTCCAAATGTTAATGACTTATCATCAAATGGATGGCTCATATGGCCTGCAGCTCCGCCTTCTAATACAAGATCATCGCTGTTAAACCCTGATGCTTTCTCATTTAAAAATTCTTGGTATGTAAATAATTTCATCTTATTACTTATTATTATCCTAGCGATGAGGTCAACATTCCTACTGCTGCTCCGTAATCACCATCTGTTTTTGATAGTATACCATCAACCACTTCTTGGGCTTTACCTTCGTCAAAGTCTTCGCCAAATGCTTTTTGAAGAACTGTAAATGCATATTCTTTAAATTCTTCGTCAGACTTAATTTCTCCTTCATTTACAGTTTCAGTTGATTCGAATGCAAACTCTGAATTATTACCTTTTGAAAACTCATCATGTTGATCTGCGGGTACAATTGCTAGCATACCAACGTCCTTTTTTCTAACTTTTAAATCTGTAATAGCTTTTTGTTTAGCTTTCCATAAAGATTCTGCTTCAAATTCATGCTTTTTACCATTATGGAATGCATAAAATCTAGTTTCATTAGTTACAGATTCTCCTAATGCAAATAAGAAATCTCTATCTAATTCTTCACCATATCTATCGTCAAAGATTTCTTCTAAATCTTTTACAGTAACTCTACCTTTATAATCATTTTCAATATCGTCAATTACATCCATATGATCGCTTTGTAGAATGTCTTCGCCATACGCTGAATCCCATGCGTCAATAATGTCGCTTGCTTTATATTTCTTGGCTTCATTTGTTACAGATTCTCCAGCAAATTCTTTCGCATTTTCTTTATCTTCTTTATCCACATTTTTTACTGGATATTCTTCATCTCCAACTTTAAAAGTTTTATCTCCTTTAGCGATTGCCTTTGCCCTAGCCGCACCAAATTCATTACCTTCTTTTACTCTAGATTCTAGAATTTGTAAACTATCAAATAACGTATTAAAAGTGTTAATTAATTCTTGAGCAATTTTAGTATCTCCAATTTGGTCTAAGTACAATGCTGTACCTTCTACAATTGCAAGTCCACTCCAACTAGCAGCATTAGAAATTCTACTTGATTCATTATACTCTAATTCATCGGTAAGTTTTCTAGAAGATATGTTAACTTCAATTCCTCCTAAACTTTCAACTGGAACAACAATAGATCCTAAAGATCCTTTAATTCTTCTTGAACAAGCTGCTGCTTCTCTATGAAAATTTGCGTCAACCATCGCTGCGTTAAAAATAACTTTTATTGCTCCTCGAAGAGCATCTCCACCATCATATTTTTTAAGATCTAAAATTGCAGGGTATCTTTTATTGAAAATATGATTATATTGAGTTGCTACTTTTTTTGCATCTCTTTTACCCGTTACAATTACTGCCTCATTTACACTGTATGATTCAAAAGCAGGTCTTAGATTATCATCTTCATAGGTATCTGCCATATACCATTTATTATCTCTTTCGTCGTATAGATATATGAATTCTGCCCAAGACTGTTTAGCATCTCCTATAAAAGTTCTAATTGCTCCAGCATTACCCGTTAATGGATCTTCACCGTCATTATAGTAGTTAATTGAGTTTGGGTCTGAATCAAGTCCAGAACCTGCTCCATTTTTTAAAACAGTGTAGATGTTTTTCTTTTTTGATCCACTATATCCTTTCTTTATTAAGGGTAACATGTTTTCTGGGTATCCATCGTAGTGCATATATACTGCTTCGATGTCTCCTTTTCTATCTATTTTTCCAAAAAATGATCTTGTTCCTTCTTCTACTAGTGAAAGTGATTCATTTAAATCAGTGCCTTCTAGTCTTGAAAAGAATTCTGTTCTTTTTTCTTCTTCTAGTTCAGAAACTTTAGTTACTCCATATTCTGATAATAGATCTCTAAAACTCCTAGCCGATTCTTCTCTAACCTGATTGTTTTTAGATTCTAGCTCGGCAGCTGCCTTTTCGTTTTTAATTTTAGTGTATTCGTCAAACGATCGTAATGTATTCATTTTTGTATAATACTTTATTTTATGATTATGTTACCTTTTATATATCTCCATCAAATTTAACCTTTTTGATGTCATATTTAAACTTTTGTTCTTTATAAATTTTTTGTCTAGCCTTTGAGTGCCTCATTAAATAATTATCCCAGTCCGGTGAAGTTATATCATCGACAAAATCTATAATCGTAACACTGTCTTTTGATTCATGCTGTCTAAGTCCTCTACCAATAGACTGCCTAATAATTACTTCTGATTTAAACGATTCCGTAAAGAAGATATTGTGAATCTTTTTAATTGAAATACCGGTAGAGAAGGTACCATAGCTGGCAACGATAACAACTTCATCTCCTGCTTCCATTTTCTTTTTATATTCTTCGCGTATGTCTTTATCGGTTCCACCATCAACATAATAAATCGTTTTATCGCTCTCCTGTCTAAGCTTTTCGTATATTTTTTGGCCATGCTCAATGCGGTGGAAAAGTACAAGGGAATTGCCACGTACTCTGGAAATAATGTTGCAAATAAAGTTAAGGCGGCCTGGTGAATTAATAATATAATTTTGTTCAAATTTAAATACGTCTTTATTTTCATATTTGTTATGTGCCATTTCGCGAAATGCCTCTTTTGCACCGTCAGGAGCATAATCCATTTCAATAACTTTTACGTTACATTTTGCAATATGTCCTTCATTCTGAAGAAAATTTGCGCTTACTTCAGTAATAAGAGGTCCGGTATATGCCATTAACGTTAGCCTATCGAGAGTTCCTGATTTTGGAATGGTTCCAGAAAGACCATATCTATATTCTGCATTTTTACATTTTGATAAAATTGTTTTAATAGATTGAGATTTTGCTTTATGTGTCTCATCGATAATTACAGCGTCAAATTGGTCAAAATATTCATTTTTCTTTTTAATTAGTGATTGATATGTCCCAATTACTACATTCCGACCTGCTCTAATTGTTTGACCGCTATAAATTTGCTGTATTTTTATATTTACTTGATTTTTGTAATTATAATCCATAAAGTCTTCGCTTGCTTGTATTACAAGTGAAACATTTGGGACGATAAATAAAATCTTTTCGGCTTTTTGTTTTTCTAGGATATATGCAACTGTTAAAAAAGAAATTAACGTCTTACCTGCAGAGGTCGCAAGCTCTGAAAGACATTTTCTAAATTTTAAAATATTAAATGCTGCTTCTATTTGGTAATCGCGAGGTGTAATCTCTGAATCTTTAAAAAAGTTTAGAACCCATTCTTCAAATCCATCCGGGGTAATTTCTTTATCAAATAGTCTAGAAATTCCATTAATTTTAAGTTCATATCCATAATCTTTACATATGTCCATAACTTCTTTCCATAATCCGGCTGGAATCCACTTATCATCTTTTACATAAGAAATATAACCATCCCACACTCCTTTTTTGACAAGTGGATTAAATCTCCACGAGTCAATTCTTTTTGTTAGTGAAATATTCAACTGTTCTAGTTCTAGTGAAGTTGCCTCATCTATCCTTAGTAGTTGATTGTTTTCGGTTAAACTGAGCTCCATTCATGGCACAGTTTTTTTCTTTACCTATTACAGATCTTTAAGTGCTAATCTGTTTCGGATGGCAAAACCCATATTATCTAGAGTTTTTACCGATTCTCTAAAAAATTCTAGTTGATTTTGAAGATGTGATAAAATAATATTATCGTCAGCTAAATCTGCTTCTAAGAATTTTTCTTTCTGTTTTTCTCCTAATTTATAATCATATTCATAATACCTAATGTAAGCTTCTCGATACCTTTCAGCTAATTTTTTTTGCTGCTCTTTTATTTTTACATTAATATATGCTATCTGATCAATTAGTATTTGTCTATTTGAAAGAACCATCGCAATAGTATCTTCCATTCCATTTATATACCTAAGAGACTTAGATAGATCTCCTATCTTTTTAGTCCATTCGGACCGTTGGTCACTTAATTTTTTATCAAGTGCTAGTATTTTTTCTTTACTATTTGTCATTTAAAATAATGATTTATCTTTATTTCCTCCTTTTTTAATAAACTTACTTGCTTTCAGTTTTTTCTTATATTTAGGATTGTTTATTTGGATATTTGACTCTTCATGAGAATACTCAGAAGCTCCAAATCCTAATAGCATTTTTAATCCTTTAAACCTGTCTCGGTCTTTATAGAAATCATCTAAATCATTATCAACCATTTCAGTAATATCTTCTAAACGTACCATAGATCTAATTGACTTGATGTAAAATACTTATCTAATTCCTTAATTGCAGGATTACTTAATTCAAAGCACTTAATGACCAAGTCATTTAAATCTTTTATATCATATGTATCTAATTTATTTTCTTTTAGAAATTTAGACCACATAAAAACAGATCTGCCTTTTTTAAGTTTTTCCATCATTTTCTTTTTACCAGTATCGTCGTTATCAAACATATACCTAACGGTTGCCATTTCATCGAACTCTTCAGTGTTGCGACCTGCTGTTGCTAACGCAATGCTATTAGTCATGAACTTGGCGTCAATTGGACCTTCAAACATAGTTACTGGACGCTGAAAGTTTACTTGCATAATACCAAATAGTGTTGATAACTTTGTTACTTTTTCTAATTCCTCCTTTGATAGCTCTAGTTCTTTACCAAGCTCTTCATATAATTTAGGCAAATCATACGTTAAATATCTACTACCCTTGCCTTTCATTCTTCTACTTTGAGCAGACATAATCTTACCGTCTCCAGTAAAATTAAGAATCCATAAACGATTGTCTTTTGTGCTAAATAAAAACTCTTCGCTTTTTTTATGAAGCAATCTCTTTTTTAAGTAGAGCCAAATCCAATCTCCAGGTTCTATTTCTTTCGCACCAAATCCTTTTTTAAACTCATCGACTGTTATTGCTAAGTCACTTACACTTTGAAATACTGAGTGTGTTAGTGTGTCTGCCTGTGATGTTACTGATCGATTGTGTTTGATATAGTCAATTATCGTAAATGAGTCCTCTGAATTAGGAAGTCTTACCTCGTGATCCTTTAGAAGGGTCTTAACGTCTGTGTGAGTTCCGCAGTTGTAACAATGATATTGGAGCGTGTCCCAATACATATTACCCCTCTTTTTAGTATCGTCATTATGCGAATCCCCACAATAAGGACATGCCATAGTAATTCTACCAGGCATGTCCTTTAGCATTTGCTTATTGGGGTTTGAATGTGCCGTCAGACATACGTCTTTCAGCGCTTTCATAATCTTTAATCTAAGCTCTTCAGTAAGTTGATTAGATGTCGAGGTCATTCAAGAAAGAATCTAGATCGTCTTCATTAGAGACATCAGTTGTAGTCGTCGAACTTGATGATACCGCCTCTGCGACTTTTTCTTTCTTAGGCTCTGTCTTTTTTGGAGCTGAAGATGTTGATACTTCTGTAATTGCATCACCTGGATTCAAGTACATTTTTAGTACGCCATTTACGAAATCGCGGGTTTCTCCATCCCATGCTTTATAGTCATAAGTTGCCAAAGATGGAGCAGTTTCCAACTCTCCTTTGATTGTACCCATAACTTCTTTGCTGCGTTCTGCTTCTTCTCCGTTAATAGTGATTGCTGAACGAGAAGAAGAGAATTTAGACTTATCATAGTTATTGTACTCTCCCTGTCGTGTAATAATCAACTCGAAGTTTTTACCTTCAAAAAGGTCGAATACTTGAGTTGGTTCACCGAAGTCTGGCTTCAATTCAGCGTCGATCTTTTCTTTGATTTTGTAACCGAACTTAAATACTTTGTAAGTTCCTTCTAGATCTGGATTTTGTGGATCCTTAATAATTTTAATCAAAGAATAATATTGCTGGCGACGCTTAAGCTTTTCAGAAGCTTTGCGATCTACTGCGCTATCACTGTTGCGCATTTTCCAGAATACATCTGCGATTGGGCATTTTTCACCAACTGTTGATGGAGAATCTACCAATTTACCGTTACCATTAGCATCTGTTAGCCAATGTACGTATTTTTGAATAAGAGAATTACGTGGATTCTCTGGATTTGGAACGAATCGAATAAGTGCCTTATAAGTTCCGTCTTTGCCGTCATCTGCTGTTGGTTTATAAACCTCATTTGCTGATGAACTTGCTTGGGGCTGATGCGTTTCTACGTCTTCTACACCCAAATTAAAAATGTCAAAATCTGCCATAATACTTAAAATTTAAACCTTTAATACTGTTAATGTTTGTGTATGTTATATACCTTTAAATAATAATGTTTCACTTTACAAGGACAAGACACTTATTCTTTTTTGAACTTATGCGTTCTAACATTCCCTAATTTGGGCTATTGACTTTTAGAATTTAGTGCCAGTCGATTGTTAGTATTAAACATCATCGTATATTATATATCTCTTATTTTGATAGTTTCACTTAAGTTTTAGAACTTTTTTGAAACATTTTTTCAAAGCGTGCATATAACTTTCAGGTCTTTGAAGGAGAGATAAGGTTAGCTTTCCAGGCTTCTAGAAATCATTGCTGTCAGGAAGAAAGCGTCGACTAAATCATCAAGGGGCTTTGGAATCTTTTTCCCAAACTCTTGTTGTTTTATCCAAGAATATAAAGGGCTTTTCTCTAGATTTTTATCCTCAATTCTATTTTCTAAAAAGGCTTCAAATAATTGAGACTTATTCATATTTCCTTTCCCAGCAAACTTCTTAATCGAGGTTGGAGCGATGGTCATTAGGTCTTCGGGTTTTAGAGTCTTAAGAAGCTTTAGTTTTAAGATTGCTGCTCCGGCAGCCATATCAATCATATTATTAGTTCCCATCTTTGAACCATATGATGTACCTTCAAATGCAATTATAAAAGGCTCTCCTGAAAAACTGTCTTGTAAAACTAAATTGATAATATCATCAGCCATCCTATCATATCTTTTTATTTTAGATAGCTCGACACTTGAGAATTCATGTTCTTTTGTAAAATCAGGCTGACTAACAAGAGTTAAATCTTTTAATAAAGACATTTCCTCTTGAAGAATTTGATCTTTTTTAGTACCAGTACCTGGCTTCATATAAGAAATAAAATGATAACGCTTACTCTTATCATTATAAAGACATATTCCCGGTGAATTAAGGGAATAATCAATAGCTAAATAATTCATTTACATGTTTTTTCCAAGAGCAGCGCCTAACGCAGCACCTACTAATCTTGAAGTTAAAAGGTCATAGAATACTCCTTTTTCAATACCTAAAACTTTTGCTACTAATTTACCAACTGATTTTCCAAGAGCAAATCCAGCAAGCCCTCCAAAAATAGATCCAAGTAGACCCTCATTAGTTAACTCATCATTAAATCTATTAATATCTACAATACCATCTTCATTGGTATATTCTAGCATAAATTCATCTAATGCTGCATCTACTTTCTCCTCTAACTCTGGGCTCCATTCTTCTTGTAAACCTTCTGTTAAAATTCTTAGATCGTCTTCAGTAACTGACTGCTCTGCTAAGTATTCGTTAAATGTTCTAATGTCCTTTCTCATAATGTATATATTAGTCTATTTCAAGTTCCAAATTTAGTTTGTTATAAAAGAATGTGATTTCAAAAGTACTAAATTCTGCTATATTTTCACTCATATTAAGATTAAGCTCATTTATTGAGTTCATAATTGGCTTTTCAAACTTTAAATAAGCAACACTTGCACCTTCTGCATCTAATATTCTTAGAGTTAAATCTTGAGTAAACGCCTCCTTAGTACTTCTTGCATAATAATATAGTAGAGTGTCTTGAAGGATCCAATAGTTTATAAATCCATCTAATAATTGCATTGTAACTGTAAACTGTCGCTCAACTGTGTTTTGAATAGGTACAGCTCCTCTGTGGTATCTAGTCGTACCGTCATTATCAGCCTGTGTCACTGGATCAAATGAAATTCCAGGAACATTAATACCTTGTACTGAATAGTTAACAAAGTCTATTGGTTCTGCCATTAAGTTACCGGGTATCTTATTTAGATATTTACGATACTTGTTAGCTACCTCTTCCGGAATAAAGTTTCTCGGAAACCTAAAATCATAGGTATTATTTCTACTATTTAAAATCATTATGCAATTTCAAAATTACCTTTAAAAATCATAGTCTCTTCACTGCCATTATCTAACGCAATATAGAATGTTGTAGTTGACATAGATCTAATTTCAGAAATATTACCTTGGTCTATTCTAAACAATATTTCTCCAGAATTAATATCTATATTTTTATTAGGAACATGATTAAACCGTTTACGAACATTACCATCTACAAAATTTAAAGTAATATTTTCAACAGCATCAAAATTGATTAACTCTAAATCATCTCCTCTTTTTTTCGCGATTTTAAATTTATAGTAGGATGTAAAGGGTGCTATTGAAATAACTAAATCTTCTCCATTTACATAGTTTGGAGTATCAACATCTTCAATTGTTTCTAAGACACTAGAACCAGATTCATTAGATATTTGAACAGAATTTTGAGTAGCTACAATATTATGTCTTTCAATAAAAGTTTTTACGTTTTTAGTTGTTCTAGGAATAGAAGCAATTATAGCATCTCTAACACTTCTGTTTTGGGATAGATTAGGTAAAGTATTAAATACTTCGGTGATAGTATTCCTTCCCGAAATCTTAACAGCTTGTAACTTTTTACCATATTTTCCAACCTTTGGATAGGTTAAACTTGCCCTCTTTACAATTTGAGTATTATCAGTTTCATTATAAATTCTCATAGTAACATCTATTGAGAAATTAACTGCGGTACTTGCATTCAGTACAACTGGTCTAAAAATGATTGGAGTATCAAAATCTTCTACCTGTGTAAAGGTGGTGTCATATGTTTTAATTTGACTTAAGCCAATTTGTTCATATTGCTCAACGTCATACATTACAATAATATCATCAGAACTAGTGTTAATTCTATTATTGATATATGCCTCAAATGCACTTGAACTGCCATCACGTTCTCCATAAATTCTAAAATAATCTCCATCAGTAGCTTCTTCTACAACGGCAGTAAAGTCTTGGTACTCATCTTCTCTAGATACACTAAATTCATTTTCTTCTCCTAAATAAATATAGTCATACCCCATTTCTGTAGATAACCTATCGATCAAGCTAAATTTTATAGTATAATTTGATGAAGGATCTAGATCAGAGCTTCCACCTGTATTATTACCATAGAAAAAATCATTAAATTGTGGATTTTGATTAGCCAGAACAGTTGGAACTTTAATCTCTATGAATTTAGCAAATAAAGTCTCTCCTAAAATAAATGGTTTAGGATTAGATATTTCGTAGTTAGATTGATTTAAGTATACTAATTGTGTTAGATTATTTTGAATTCCTCCATTGCGATCTGCTAATATTTGAAATAGAAAACCTTCATAGTTTCTACTTGCAAAATTATAACCGCTTCTTAAATGAAGCCTTACAGAATCATATCTTATAAAATTAATATCATTAGATGCATTGGTCTGTGAACTTAATAAATCACTTTCATTACCACCTAACCAACCTGAGTTATTATTAATATAATTAAATGTTTGATATTGTCCTGTTGAATCATAACCTAGAAGAGCCCATTTTGTGCTTTCTCCAGGAACTTGAACTGCATGATACCTACCTGATGAATGTCTAATATCGTTTCCAGTATCTTCATCTGGATTCGAAAACAAAGGATTCGCTTTTTCCGAAACATTAATTACACCACCTTTTAAAAGTAAAGAACTACTATCGTAATAATATTCAACAGATCCGTATGATGTTGGATTATATGTTAAAATGGTATTCCCACCAACAATAGCATATGAACTTGTTCCAATAACTCCATTTATTTTAAATAGACTAGGATCTGGAAGATAGCTTCCAGTCCCATCTCCTAAGTTAAACTTATATGTTTTACCGACTTGTAATAATAATTTTCTAGCAGCAAAGTTTTCAATGGCTATATATCCATTGGTATATGTCACATCAAAATTAACGACTTCACCTCCAAGCTCGTGTATTAAATGTCTCTTTGAAAAAGAATCTCCCGAAACAGTATCAAGAACCTTGATCTCACTACCATTATCATCAACCTCAATATCATAATTCGTTGGGTTGGATTGATCGTGATAGATGAATTCTAAGAGTACATCTTCATCGATTCTAAAGTATGTTGATGATTGTGCCATATTAAAATCTTAACCATTTTGGAGACCAATATAATCCAAAATTAATTGTTGGTCCTATTCCTATTGTTTTTTCGTTCGTTAAAGATACGCCATATCCGATTCCTATTCCTCCGGACCAGCCTCCTGTATTCTCTTTTGATCTATTGTTTAGTTTATTATTTATCAAATTTATATTTTCAATAGATCCTATAGTTAATCCAGGATATGAAGTTGAAATTTTAACTTGATCTATACCCTCTATATTTTCAATAGCCGCCCTAAGAGTTAAATTTTGATTAGCCAATAAAGAAACATTGGTTGAATTCCAGCCCTTTAGCGTTCTCATTACTGTTAAAGAACCTGAAATATTTCTAGAATTACCATTTCCAAAATCATCATTTCTTTGAAATTTAATAACTGCAGTAGAATCATTTACTTGCGTAGTGGTAGTTGCTGCAATAATGCTGTCTCTAATTTGAATTTCACTCATTAATAAACTTTTTACACCTTCTAATTCTTCATTTAGAGATAAAGCATCTATGTAATTAGAAGTAAGATCTTTGTTTATTTTCTGCAAATCGCTTATGTCAAATTGATAACTAGATATTTGTGAAACTAAATCTCCATTCTTGTTTTTAAAATTTCTAATAGAATCATTAGCAGCTATATAATTATTTAAATTAGTTTCTGCAAGCATTTCAGTTTTTCTAAGATCTTCTTTTAAATTATCAATACGATTGCACTGTTGCATCATAAACATAACTAAAACTCCTCCAGCAATAAAAGCAAGAGTATTTTTATCCAAAGATTTAATCCAGTTAAATATGTTAATTAATTTAAGCATGTATATAGTTATTATAATGGGCCGCCTCCACCTATGTTTCCTCCACCTACAATGTTTATGGTTTCCCAAGAATTTGTATCGGTTGGATAAGAAAAGGTAAACTCTAGTTCTATTGGTGCATTTGTTGCAAATGCCTTTGATATATCTCCACTGTCAACAATTGTTGTTACTGTATCTGAACCTGAAGGATTTTGAGACTGGGTTGCTAACGCTATCTGAGTAGTTCCTGGTTTTATAAAACCCCATAGTTGAACATCATCATTAGTATCGTCTGCCCCATAATTTAATAGATTAGCCCTTATTGGAAACATTATTTGGCTAAATGCATTCTTTAAATTAGCAAACCTTCTTAAGTTAATTAAAAAGGGATCGTTAGCAATACTAGAATCTCCAATTAAAGCATCATTAGATGAAACTTTATCAACCTGTGTAAAATTACTAATATGACTAGAAGTAAGAATATCAAACGATAATCTAGCCCAAACAGTCACCATATTTCCAACTTTAGTCATTCTAAGGTTACTTGATCCCAAATCAACAATTGTGGATATTTTAGTTTGTCCAGTACTACCACTTGTAAAAATATCATTAGTAACATATGTATTAACCCCTGTAATTACATCATTTCCTTGAGTTGGATTATCAAACCAAAAAGATTGATTGCTTAAAGGAACCATCCATTTATTATCTACATTAATAGGTATCCATTCGAAATAGTCGCCAAGTGTTCTTCTTGAAATAGTAGTATTGTTACTTAGTGCAGCTGTGATTCCAAGTTGTAGATTTCCTTGACCGCCTGGCTTCCAAGTAATACCTGGAGATGTAGTATTTGTAGTTCCCGTTGAATTTAAATAAATTTTTTCGGAAACAACTGCCCTATCATTTAATCTAATAACACTTGAAATAGAATCAGTTCCACCAAAAACTCCACCTATATTTACCTTTTCAACACCGCCTAATGTAATACTTGCTTCATTATTAGCAGAATTTGCATAATCAGAATCACCCTGTATAGAAATATATGAAGTTTTTGAAGGGTTTGATAATCTATTAAAATCTACCCATGCTCCATCTCCATGATAGCCCTCATACTTGTCTTTAGATGTGTTAAATCTAATAATACCAACATCGGGAATTGGTCTTTCTGCAGTTGTACCGTTAGGAATTAGTATTCCTCCATTACCGGTAAAACTTGATAAATTTCCACCAACTGATAATTCTCCACCAACATCTAAATCTGCATTAATGGTAACATTATTATTAAAAACCGAGGTACCATTAAATATAGAATTAGGATCTATAGTTACGTCTCCTCCGGCTAAAAAGTTAACTCCATTACTATTTGCTATTTCAATAGATTGGTATCCATTTAAAGAAATAACTTGAGACTGTATTGACAATTTAGTTGATGTTGAACCTGTTTCTGGTTGAATAATCCAATTAGTACCTGGAGTACCGTTACCATTATAATCACTCGTAGATTCTCCTCTAATAGTTAGATTTTCTAAATTATTTCCATAAGGTAACCATTTCTGAACATACGAAAAAACACTACTTTGTCCGATGGTTAATTGAGAGTTGACATCAATATCTCCATTATTTATACCTTCTTCATATAAAGTATCACCAATAAAGACGGCAGTTTCTTCAGCATTAGTGTCATCTTTTGGCTTAACTATAAATGCATTATGCTGTGAATGCTGCATTCTATCCCAATAGTTTATAGAAGATCCTTGATCTCCTTTAACGCCTTGATCTCCTTTAACACCTTGATCTCCTTTAATGCCAGAAGCACCAATAGATCCAGAGTCTCCTTTAACTCCTTTAGGTCCTTCTTTACCGCCATTGGTAAGAATTTGGTCAAAGTTATAATTTACTTTTTCCCACTTAATAAAATCGGTATCACTAGGATACAATATTTCTTTAATATTGATTGGCATTTTATGCTTGTATTTTTATCAAAGCTCTCAAGCTATAAGTGTAGCCTAGCTTTTTATTATATATTAGTCTAAAATTCAGTGGCTTTTGACCATGCATTCTATATGTAAAGTCAGAGTCTTTTTCATATCCATTATCAATTAAAGATAGATCTTGCGTTGATATTATTTCAGATGGAATTCCTTTTCTCTTCTTAGAAAAAATATTTATATTGTCTATAGAATATAAATTAACCATATTATTTAAAGCATATGATAGAACGTCGTCATTTATTGTTGTTTGATCTCCTTCTGATTTTTCAGGAGATACAAACTTTTCTATCGTTTTATTTAAACCATCTTCCCCAATAATTTTAGAAACTAAATCTTCCATGTAAAAATCTACAATTATCTGAGAATCATCTTCAAAAAATACAATATCTGTTTCATTAGATCTATTTTTAACAATAAAATCTAGTTCTGATGCTGAACTGACATTCGACGTAGTAAAGCTATATATGCTATATGAAGGCTTATATTTAATAACAGTAGATCCTAAATATGATTTTTCTTCTAACGTCTCTACAGTACCCGGTAAGTAATCTATTTCTCCACCTGCCCTAGATCTAATATAATAACCATCTTCCCATGATGATTTAAATACATTAATATCTCGCTTATCAATAGCAGTCTCACCTATTAAAGGATATTGAGGTAAATATTTACTACTTTCTGTAAGTTTAGTAACTCCAATTGTATTAATATCATTTACCTTGTGATAAAAATGATTTTTAATTAAACCCCACTCTGAATCGTGTTTCCCTTTATCAGAAATAAATCCTACGTTAAATGCAACTCCTAATCGATTATACCTATTGTAAAACGCAAGAGATTTATTAACATCGTAGTTTGTAGATAGATTAAGTTTATAGTAAGGCTCTTTTAAATTTTTAAATAAAGGATCGTATTCTCTTTGATCTCTAATGACTTTGTTAAACGAGTAAATATCAGTAAACGTAACAACCGGAGTCAAATCAACCGTATATTTTCCATTATGTCTAATCAAGAATGGATAATATTTTTGTCCTTCTTCTAAAGTATATCCTATTGTTTCCTTTTTTAGCTTATAGCTCTTTGGAGTATCTGTGTCTATTTCAGAAATTATACTCGAGTTCTTTATTATTTCATTACCATCATCAATTCTAACTCTAAATTTATTAGATATTTCATTTCCAAAGGAATCGATAATAGTATATTTTATATCTTCTGATCCAGTATTTATCTTATCAAATACATTGCTTGCAGAAAGTTGCGATAATAATATTTGGTGAGCGTTTACTCCACCACCCTCATATGTATACGATGCGTTAGACTGTGCCTGAATAGGAATTGTATATGGATTAACGACTTGAATTACTCCATTTTGATCGTAGTAGTAAGGTACCCCAGAAACTTGAATTTGATCTACACTTATAACTTTAACAACATCTAAATAATAATAAGTTCCAAATCCATAATCTATTTTTAACCTACCATAGCTTCCATCTTCAGTAGATGCCATCTGTGTATCAAATGCAGGTAAACTTCCATCATTATGTGGAATTCCATTTAATATATATGGGAACGCTGAAGGAGACCAGTTGATAGAAGAAACCTCAATCGCACCGTCGATTCCAACATCTGCATATCTATAGAATGGCTGACCATTTATATCGTTGTCTAAAACTATTTTATGTTGAAGTTCATATAGGTATTTTCTGTTTAAGTAATCACCGATAAAAGAGTCTTCAATATTAAGCTGTATATAGAAAATAACATACTTGAATTTCTCGTTCTTAATAAATTCATACTGTATGCTGTTGGTATTAGATGAATTATTTACTTTTACAATTGTACTAAACTTATAACCATTAAACTTAGAATTTTTAACAGATTCCGAATTATTTGAATTTAAGTCTTTCTTTTCTTTAAAGGTAAACTTTAAACCTTTAAATATGGTACTTGCAAAATCATCAGTTGATCCTCCTGATATAATGGTATATTTTTTTGATAGATTAGTTTTTGTAAAGAAAACCGTGCTTAATGTAGCATTTGGATCACTAGGATCTTCAAATTCAACCGTAAGCTCTCTACCGTCATTAACCATGAATAGATCAAAATAGTCATTATCAACATCTATAAATGTTGATCTATCTAACTCAAATCCTTCAACAAAATTAATATAACTAAAACCATCATTATGCATATCGTACGTGAAATATTCAGGCCATTGATCTAAATAAAACCACTCATGTGTAAATGCATCTCTATTTCTACCCTCAACTCTAATATCTGGAGAAAAATTAGTTCTACCGAACGCTTCATTTGTATTTAAATAATAAGGTTCTTCTCTAACATTTAAAGTATCTTTTAATACCCACTTATTAATGTTAGGAACAACTCTCGAATTAGTTGAAAATTCTTTTAGGTAATTTTCCTTTAATCTATCATATTCTGAATATATCTTTTCAAGATTATCCTCTTTTGAATCTTCGTCCTTTAATATTGGTAAAAGATTTGAAAAATATTCTCTAGGATTTAATCCAAAATCAGAAGATAATATTTCACTTTGATCTAGATTACCAATACTTGAATTTTCATATGGCGCATAATTAATATTTTCACGAGTTTCATAATTTAATTCCTTTAGTTCGGAATTAGAGGTATCATAAAAATCAAAATTCATGTCATATATGTCATATGCTGAAAATAAACCTAGATAGATCTTGTTTTTAACATATGCTAAATAATCTCCAGAGACTAAATCATTCTTTGATTCTAAAATTAATTTGTAGTAATTATCCTTTAAGTCGGGATCTTCAACAATATCTAAAACTTTATTATACCTTTCTTTATATTTAGTAGGTAAGTAGTCTCCAATTTCTATTTCAGATATAACATCACTATTAACATATACTGATTTTTTTGAAGAGTGGCCTCCTGTAAAATAATAGGAAGTATAGTAATCTAGAATATCATTACTTAATTCTAAATTGTTATTGACGTCCATTAAATCAGATTCTAGAAATTGAGTACCATTATTATTAGAAATCAATATTGTAGAATCCATTAATTTATATCCATCAACATTATTTAATATGAAAATATTATTGTCAATGTTGTACGCATCATAATCTGTATTATTTCTAATTATACCAGCAATTGAAAACGCAATGTCTGAAAAACTACCAAGTGCTGAAAACCTATTAGAAGTAAATCCTTTTTTAGGAATATTACCAGAATTATCGGCATAAAATATTCCTTCTAACTGATTAACATTTGTGTATATCTCTTTAGATGCGATAATACTAGAAACTGTTGTAACATTTATATTATTATCAACTAAGCTTGTAAGTCTTTCCCTAATCACTACGCTTTCTGCTAGATCACTAGATTCTAAACTTAAACTATATCTAGCATAGAAATTTAGAGTTTGCTGAGGATAGTTTTGAGGATTAACCGGAATGTCAATCCACTTAGAATTTAATGATAACCAAGTAGAATTTGAATCTTGTCCAGAAGTAAATTCAATATAATTACCAAATTCATCAGAAATCGATATAGTTTCGTTTCCTACATTTTTTATAATCTTAAACCTAACCGCCTCTTTTTTAACTTTACTAACTCTAATAATATCATTACTATTTGGAGTATCAACAACTTGTAATTTAATAAAGTCTTTACCTGCTTTTTGGTTTTCAATAATAGATAATGATTTATTCTTACTGGTAATACCAAGCATCGAATTTATTTCTGAGTCAGTTGCTTTTATAGAAACATTATATCTTGAAGCGGTATACGCATTTGCAGCATCTAAATTATAGAATTTTTGATTTAATCTGGCATATGATAATACCCCAGCATTTTGAAGTAGTTTATATTCAGGTATACAGAATGTCGGATCTTCTCCTCCTAAATATGAGTCTAATGACTTAAATTTAATTAGTCCATTTTTTATATAAGCTATCTCTCCAGTACCTGAATCAAAATCATCTACATATAGTCCAAAATATCTATTTACAGAATAGTCTTTTGCATCCTCATCATTAAACATAAACTCTAAGTTTACTAGATTTGCACATGCAACTTTATTTCTTCTAAATCCATCAGTTATAAAATCATTCTCATCTATTAATGGAGAATCCTTTTTAACAAAATCATCGTATATAAACTCTGGCTTATTAACAAAACCTCCTTTTAATAAATCAACCCCATTAAAAGTTGAACTTTCTCCTTCCTCCATAGTGATAGTTAATGGAGTTTCAGGGAAAAACTCATCCTGTACGTGCGATCTTAAATATTTACCAATCGATGAGGAATTACTTAAATCAAAAACTTTAACAATTTTAGAATTTCTTGTAATTTTTGTAATTCTATCTAATTTATCATCAGATAAATCCGTGAAATTAGTTTTTGGAAGAGGATCTTCTACTCTGTAGATAACAAATTTCGTTGGAAGATTATTATCTAACCAAATAGGTGCCATCATTCTATAATCTTCACTATACAGCTTAGAAGAATTAACACGAGTACCGTAATGATAATCTTCCTCAAATTGTTTAGAATAATCATCTAAAACCGAGTAATCAGAATAATTTCTTTTAGTATCAAATGTAGAATCTATCGGAGTAGACGTATTTCTATAATATGATGCTAAATCATAAGAAAACTTAGAACTAGGACTTAATTCATATTTTTTATATCTAGAATCGGCGAGCCCTCTATTCGCATTTATTGAATCAAAATATATTCTATCCTCGCTATCTACTACTAACTTAACATTAGTACTGAGTTTTGGATTAGTTCTCAATAGAGGCTTAGATAAATTATCTAGCTTGTAATTTTTTTCAGCTTTTAAATTTGGCCCAGGATTTTCTGGAATGGCCTCTTCTATATATGGAAGCGTGTATTCTAATCTATTAGAATCATTACCACAATCTAAACAAGAACTATATAAGTTCAGTGTAGATTCACTAAATATTCCTAAAGTTGTAGCATCTGAAAATTCTACTAAGTCGTAATAATTTTCTAAAAGAACCTTTGCTTCATATTCAGTGTTAGCTATAATTCTATGAACATATTCAACACACCCACATATGTTTTTAGAAAAAACAGTCCTAGATTGACCATTTATATAATCAATGAAATCAGATATGTAATTAGTCTCATTAATTCCATGCTTACCATCTATTAGATACAATGGATATGAATTTGCACTCTGTCCAATTGTATTGGGTCCACACTTATAAAAAGCATAATATACTTTATATCCTCCAGTGTTTAGGTCTACTGTACTATATTTAGGATCTCTTGTCACGCTTGGGCATTCTTTACCTTCCCAAATAGAACCTGAATAACTAGGAACTGAACCTCCGTTAATGTCATTCCCTATGTAATGAGATCCTGTCCAAATAAAATATTGATTAGGAGAAATGCTGCCATCTGCAGCTCCTATTACATCATAATCAATAAGCTTGTTGTAATTTGAATTTTCAGCACCAGAAGGATCTGTATATAAATAGATGTTATTTTTTACTATGGTGAGTAGGTCCAATGGAGAACTAGACATATAGAATACTTCAACATCGATCTTAGGATAATGACAAAAACCAACAAACTCAGAAGCGCTATTACATTGAGATACTTGTATTGTTTTTTGCTGTAATACTGGATCTCCTGCAGTTGCACATGAAATAGTAGTAGGTAGCCAATTTTGTTGAAATTGATCCCAAAAGTAACCATAATCGACTGAAGTCGAATACATCCCTGAAGTAGCAACGTTCGTCGTATGGTTATTATCATAGAAATTTTGAACGGCGTCTTCTGGAGTGCTAAAGATGCTTATACTATTATTAACTAACTCATCTATGGTATTATAGGAAGGGCCTCCAGGGCCAGTGTAATAGTAGTATGGATTATTTAAAGGACTAGAACAAAAAGTACTAGAAGTCGTTGCATATAAAAGATTAATTTGAATACCTGAAGAACCTGGACATAATAGTGGTGTCCATCCTGCAGCATCAGGTTGAGTTCCAGGATCTATTGAAGGAACTAAAACTAAATTATTTTGGCTGTAGTCTGTTTGACTACCTCCTGCCATTAACCAAACACTACTAGTTCCATTACCATTAATGTAAAATTCAGATATAGAGTCTCCGTAAGATCCAGGGTATAAAGGTTCTAATCCAAATGTAGAATATACAGCAGGATCAGTTAAATTAGGTACATTTGCAGCGGGTGGTTCTCCAACTGGATTTGGGAAAATTAATAAATTAATAGAACCTTGAGTATGCGCATATATTATTTGTTCGATTAATGTATACGTTTCTGTTCCATCATAATACAACCAAGCAGTTTGAATTCCGCTACAATACGATCCTTCATTTAAATCCCCAGTAAAATATACTTGGAATTTTTTAACAGAATCTGGAAGTCCTACAACTGGGCCACCACCACTAGTTCCAGAAGTTCCACTAGTCCCAGAAGTTCCACTGGAACCATATGTACATGTTGTCGTGTTCTCCCATTTTAGTTGACTATTAGGATCATAATCAGCAATAAAGGCGCTTCCACTGGATAAACTACCATCAAATGATATAGATGAATATACACCAGGTGAACATTCATAACCTGAATTTCCTAATAACCCCTGTAACTGATTAATATAAATACGTACTTTAAATAGGCTTAGATCTGAAATAGATGCATTATCTGAAAGTCCATGAGGATTTCCATTAATATCAATCTGATCATACCATACGATATAGGTATCTGGTAAAGTTCCAGGGTCTGCAGGAATTCCATTGACCGCAAATAAAGTGTCATGCTGTGACGTGCAAATATTTGGGTCTGCTGTCAGCCCTGACTTATAATATACTTGAGTTTGAAACATTTAATACTAGTCTATCTTTTTATAGAATATAATCCTATACTCTATATATCAATTAAAGCTAGTATTAAATCGAGAGCTGGGCAGCCTTAATAGAGTTTTTGTTAGTGCCACTAGCTTTGTATTTTGCGAACACTTCAACATCAAAAGAAAATTGTTCTCCATCTGAATCAAATATATCTAAACCTAATTTTTTAGCATATGTTAGATTTGATATATTAGTGCTCATTATACCACCAACTTTACCAGTATCTGTAGTTGCATTATTACCAGCATAATCAGTCATTCTATATTGAAAAACAATATCTATTGAGACCGAATTTGTTTCTCCAGTTTCAATATATTTTTTACCAAACTTATTATCACCGTCAACTAATAAAGATTCTGGATTAATTGGTGCAATAAATAAATACGAACCACATGATTTACCTCCTAATAAATATTGATCGTTCGCGTCAAATGACATTTTTAATGTTCTATCATAGTTAACTCCGCCAACAGTGCCTATTAGTCCATTAGTATGTTTATATCCTAGCTGAATTAATCCGTTATTTGCATCAGATTCTAAAGTAGCGGTTACTGGCATTGTACCTACCACCCCAGCACTAATTTGATTTTGTAAGATTGATTGTACTTCAGCGCCAGTTAACCCGGCAGGGTCGACTGCAGATGATTGATAAGAGTTGTAAATATTAACTAAATCAGGGTGATCCTTGTGTAAATATATACCACCATCATAATTTGATGATGTTACATTTGTTAGGTTTGTAACATTAACTAGGTTTTCTGAAAATGCTCCGGAAACATCATATGTCAAAGAGTTAGAATCATATGTTCCAAATGTTCCATTCCATATAAAATCAGATCCTGATCCATTTCCTGTAGCACTAGGAAGAGAAGTTACGTCATATGACATTAAATATTCATAATCGGCAATTGAAGACGTTGTTGGAGAAATAGCAGGAATATCTAAATATAATTTATTTTCATTAGAAATATCCATAAATCTAGAGTATATAAACTGACCTCTTCTTTGTGCAGATTGATAAGGCGCGCTAAAGTTATATTCTACAGAATTAGTACCGAAAGTGAGCGATAATGCGTCACCTGATATATTTTGATACTGTATTGGAACCATATCGTATTTCGCTTCGGTAGTATAATATGTGTCATTTACAACTTTTTCAGGTATTTCAAAATTAGGATCTGGATCTATACCAAACCCATATGAAATTGCATTAGATGCTGACGCTGAAGATCTAAAAGATGGTAGACTTCTATCTCCTATAATCCTTGCAATTAGCTCTAACTGAGATGCATTTGTATTTTCTAATAAAAGTTTAAATGTCTTAGTAACAATATGCCCTTTTTTAACAGTTAAGTCTGCAGTTTCATCAGCATAATATCCAGCAAATACTTTATTATTAGTATTTCTTTTTATATTAATAACAGTACCCTCTTCATTTACTAGTTTTACAGAAAGTTCACCTTTAATTCCGGAAATAGTCTCTTGAAGAGATTTAACTTCATTTTGTAAATCTGTAAGTTTATCAAAAAGAGAAATTGGAGTTTGTTCCGGTGATAAAAATCCAGAAGCAATTGAAGTTGCATTATGTGAAAAATACTTTTCATTAGCAATAAATGAATCATCTATGTGGCTATATACTCCTTTTGATTCTAATTCATCATTAATCCTAACAACAGCAGATTCTGTTTCATTTTCACTAACAAGTGTTGATATGTTAGTAGTATCTAATTCTCCTTCCGGAAACTCTATTCTAACAACATCGCTCCAGTCGCTAGTTATTGGATTAGATGGAAAACCAGCCTCTGAGACCGACTTAACTCTAATATCTACAACCTCACCCTTTTGGATTGGAATATCTAGCTGGTTAAAATTAATTTCTTGACCATCTTCAACCGATCCTTCAGCCCAATAAAATTTACCAGTAGTCTCATCTTTTAGTCTTTGTCTAACACCAGTCTTAACTTCATTCCAATTAGAAAATACTCCAGTTTTTTCAGTTTCATTTGACTTAAATGGAATTTGAGCAATTTCAGAAGACTTACCACTAGTTGATAAATATCTGTACTGCACAATAAACTGAACAATATTTTGAGGTATTGTTTCAGCTGCTAATTTAGGTTCTGGAATTGACCAAAATCCTCTAATTCTAAATTTAGGTTCAATCTTAGTGACATTAGCATCACTTGAAATTGACTTAATCTGATTTACTATAGAGCTATAAAGTTTTGTTTCAGCAGCTCTACTTTCAATTAGAGATCTTAATTCATTTCTGTCTCTGTCTCTTTCGATTAGAGAAGAATATTTTCTAGTAGAAACCTTAGATCTCTTCTTAACAATAGTGTCATCTAATTTTTTAACAGCCTCTTCAACATTAATCTTATCAGAAGTTAATTTTTTAACTTTATTAATAGCATCGTTTTCAGTTAAATGCTTGTTTATTTGAACAACTTGAAAGTTAGTTGCTTCTAATGTTGGAGAATCTGGAGTTTTTCCAAGAGTAGCCGGTGGAATTGCATCTTCTTTAAGTGCTTTAATAAATTGACCGAAGTCGGCAACCTCTTCTTTATAATAATCAGCAAGACTTTTTACTTGACCACTTTCTAAAGTTGTGGTTAAATCATTACTATATATTGATACTCCAGGAGACCAATTTTCTGCTAAAATGTTTGAATCAGGATCAATTGCTTTAAAGAAAACAACCATGCTTTCATTAAATCCAAGATTGATTTCAATTTCAACCGCAATATTATTAGCTTTATAAATTCTAAGAGAATCTGCTCCTATTTTTATAGGTTCATATCCTTGAATTAATTCTAATTCAACCTGTCTAGTTGAACTATCAATATTCTTTACTCTGTATTTTGTACTGTTTTTTCCACTATTAACCGCAACCTCATCTCCAACTTTTAAAACTTCGGTATCTTTTAATTCCTTCTCAGAATCAGTATATGTTAATTTATCTAGAGTGTATACTTTAATATTCCTTTGAATAGAATTACCTCCAGAAACTACCGTTTTCTGTATATTATCAATAGAAGTTACATCGAATGTTCCATAATATTGAGTGTTTCTATATGGAAGGTCTCTAACTTCCTCATCATTATAGAATGGTATATTATTTGCAGCTAAGCCTGAAATAACTTCAGAATAAATTAATCCCTCTTTATCTTTTAATTCAGTATCAAAATATTCTTTAGCATAATCAAACGTTGTTTCAATGATAAGCCTCTTAATTAAAACTCTTTCAGTATCTGAACCGACTTGAGAACTTACATCAAATTTTGTAGTAAGGAGAGGTGTTAAAAAATCTTCGAAAAAATAATTTGATTTTATCCCAAACTCTGAAGGCTTATTAACTGAAGTTATATCATTTGCAGGGCTCTTTAAATTCCCAGTATATATTCTTTGGTATGTTCCGTCTGCTAATTTAATTTTTGAAGTTCCATCTGTTAAGTCTGTTAACGCTTTTAGATTAGTATCTAATCTTTCAAGCTCACGTTGCATATATCCAAATGCTGGAACATAAACAGTTTTCGTGCCATCTCCCGTCAAAAGTTCCAAAGGTATACTTTTCTTATCGGTGGTTACTGCCTCATTAATTCTCTCAAATGTCTTAAGAGAATTTACATTAATTTCAAGCAATTGCTTGATAACTGTTGAGATTGAATTGTTTGTGTTCATGTTTACCTAATAATATCTACTTCAAATTGATACGTTACTGGATCAATACAAATTACTTCAATATATGGTTTATTCGTGATTAAATCTGCTGGAGAAATATCGGCTATTAGCTTATCAAAGTCTCCAGATTTTCTAGTTCTAATCTTAATGTTATTACCATCCATATTGATAGTTTCAAATGTAATTCTAACAACCTGGCCCTCTTTCCATTGAGTGGTTGAATCATCAATGTATATATTTAAATCATCATTCGCAGTACCGGTAGAAAACTTATTAATAAAGCTAATTCTATTTGTAAAAGGTTTAAGTTTACACCATATACCATACTGACTTAAGCCACTACCATTTATCTGAATATCAAATAATTGATTTGTAGTTATAGAACCAGAAACAGATTTAGAAGCTATATCCCATTTAAATAATCCTAAATTTTCATATCCTTTAGTAGTGTTGTTTACTTTAATTTTATTTGGAACAGACTTATCAACCGAAGTCCCAGCTCCATCAAATATAACATTTGTATTATATTGTAACTCAACTGGAATTGTTCCATCAATTAAAGAATTTAATTTATCGTGTGCCTTTGTGATTAGCTTTAATAAAGCATCAGAATCTTTTAATTGAGCTGATGTATTTTGAAAATCTTGTTCCAGTTCAGTAACTCTAATATCTAAATCCTCTGCAGTTTCTGTTGCTAAAACAAGTTGTTCTATTTGGTTTAACCTTGTCTCTAAATCTCCATATCTATCATTTGCTCTAATAAGCAACTCTGCGGCATTCTCTAATAATGTCGTAGTGTCCATGAATAGATCCATAGAGAACGTAGTAAAATCATTAATATTAGTTTCTACCCCTACGTTATCAAGTGACGTGTTAAACTTTAAATTTAATTTTAGTGAAAACGCATTTCCATTTAAACCAGTTACTTCGTTTGGCTTATACTTAATTTGTTCATTAATTCTTGCTCCACCGCCACCAATGCTCTTAATATCATCAAGTATTAAAATACCGTATAAATTGGTAGATCTATTTGCAGGAACCGAAGAACTATATAAGTCATAATAAACAAGTACTGCATTAAATTTAAAATCACTTCCTTTTTTATTATAGTCGTTAAAATTCTTAACTTTACTATCACTTGTTATTCCATAATATGATTGAGGATTCCAATCGATACCTACTGAATTGGTACCATTCGTGTTTATATCGTAAAAAGGCCCTAATGCCTGATCATAACTATCAACTATTGGCGAAAGATTTAGATTAGGATCTGGGTGTGTTTGATTATCTCTACCTTCAATCCAGTCCGGGTCAGCATATAATTGGTTTGCCGTTGTATTATAATTCGATGGCTCAAATAATACAGTCGGTGTAGTTCCTGCAGATGACGGAACATTAATATAAACTTCATGATAAGCGTTCCCTTTATATGCTATATCATTTTCAGCATCAATAGATCCTAAATATTTAACTACTCTGTCGTATACCTGACCGGTTTGAGTTGAATTAGAATCTTCTGTGTAATTGCCATTGTTTGATTCTGTTGAGTCTGCTGATTTAAATCTAACAGCACCAACTTCACTCATCATTTTAAAAAACAGCTTTTCAGCATCTGATTTTAATAAAATAGGATCAAAATCATCATCTTGTAGAATAATTTCCTCAGCGTTTAATGCATAATTTTGAAATGTTAACGCAAAATCAACATTTGCACCATTTCCAGAAGGAACATAGTTACTTCCTGAAGATTCTAATAAATTACTATAATCAATAGTATTAGAACCTAAACTAGATGTTGTAAAATCTGGCAAATCTAATAAAGCATATCTACTAAACTCAAATTTAAGATCTGCATTATTAAAAGCACGTGTAATATCTCTTGCAGCTGAGGCAAAAGCATACATTGTACCTCCTTGAGGTTGTGGTATTCTAACTAATGGAGTCGCCATTTATTTTACTTATTTTATTTATGCAATTGTTGCGTTGTGTGAACTAATCACGTACCATGTATTATTAGCGCTGAAAAATCTTAAAGTTACAGATGAATTTAAATCATCTAAACTAATTGAAGTTGCTCCAATATTAACATTGTTTTGTCCTCCCACACTAATTGAGCTTCCAGAAGTACTGATAACAGTTACTTCTTGACCTTCTTCTCCAGTAGGTAAGTCAAATGATACTCCACTGAAATAAGTCGACCCTGCCATTTCGGTAGGTGCAGTTGATGTAGAACCATTTCCTGAGCCAGGTGCTCCAATCATTCCTGATTTTTGAATTTTGCTCTGTAAATCAACATCTCCTCCAAAATCAGCGGCAACGCTAAATACAGCAGACGTAGAATCTACTGATAAAATTGGAAGTGTTGAAGATCCATTCAAATAAGTTAAGTTAATAGAAGACGCCGAAATACTATCAACCCCAGAGATCGTACTTGTAGTTGGATCTATAAGAGATGTAATATCAGCAACTTCATCATTAATAGCCGTAAAGTTAGCGTTAATTGTTAACCTAGAAGATGATAATGAATCTGTTCCTAGAATTTCTGTAATGTTTGCCATCGTTTAATTTTTTAGTTTACTTTTAGTATATTTTTGTGAGCGGTGTTAATATTCCCATTAGTATCCTCAACTTCTAATGAAATTGTGTATTCTCCAGGGTTCTTAAAGAGATATGTTAACACCATATCACCATAATATATATCACTATTATCTGGATATGTATTATTGGTTATTGTCCATTTTCTTAATTTCATCCCCGGCATCTTTGAATATTCAGGACAAAATGTAACGTGGGTCGATCTATTAATAGATCTCCAATCAGTAAATATGTCTATCTCGTCAAATGTAGGATTGTATGTTACTTGGTGAACCTCTCCAATTATGTTGCCATTTGTAATTGAAACCGAATCATATTCATAGGTTCTCGAATCCTGTTTACCAACTGCTAGTATATATGCAACCGAATCAACTATACCATCTGGTTGTCCATTTTCTTGACCAACTAAATTATAAATAAATTTATTAATAATATTATCTGATGAGTTATTTAATTCGTCAACTATTAATTGCCACCCCGCGATATCAGATAGAGATGTTGGTGTTGGTGATTGAATAGTTATAGATCCTGATTCTAATTGATTTGTTGTTGGATTAATATGGTCTATTGTAAGTACTGAACTATTTTGAATATCTTCAATTATAAAAGAAGCTGCTAAATCAGCACCAATTCTAGTAGAATTCCACCAAACATCAGTTGTCCAATTCCAAGAAAAATCACAATTATTCCAAAAGTACGGACCGCTTGTTTCTGAATACCCAGTATCAGAATAGAGATCTAAGTATCTGACAACTGTAGAAAAGTTTTCATTAACTTCTTCGCTCGATTCATGTGGATAATTTGCTCGATTTAGTCCAATATACCAACTTCCTATAGATTCATCAATTTTATTAGGATTATGTAGTGGCAAATCCCAATATCCACCTACACTATTCCAATTAATCTTTTGTCTATCACTCCATGTGTTTTTTCGTAAAGTTTTATAAAATCCATAAAACTCTACTTCTTTCTGATCAACAAAAACCATTTCTCTTTTTAGATCTCTAGACATATGTCCAAAAAGATCGTATGTTCTCATTTCAATATCATAATTTCCTGAGTATGGTAAAAATATTGGAAAAACAATAAAGTCTTCTATTGGTCCTCTAAAAGAGTGAGACCAATTAGGTCCATTAATAATCCATTCTATTTCATAAATCCATCTTTTCCACCAATCATTCCAAGTTACTAATAGATTAGGATTAGGATCTACAGCATCATTCCAATTAAATTCAGCAGAATCCCATGTATAATCAAAGGTATCTTTACCGTCTAAAATTATAGGACATCCTACTGGAATATCTTCATTAAAAGTTTCAAGACTATTATCATGATAATCTTCATAAAACAAAGTTATTGCGTTTCTTAAATTTTCTAATTGAATTGAAGAAAGATTGCCATAATCTTTAAATTCTGTATTTAGTAAAGTTTGATAATCTTGATACCCAGATCCTGTAGTATCGTTAGGATCAAAAACTTTTTTAAGAATAAGTGAAATATCTTCAATAAAAGTTTTTCTATTTCGTGGAAATTGTTTATATTTAATATCGATACCCTCTGTAAAGAATGCGATTGCGTTTTGATTATTCCAGATATTTAAATTTTTCTGCGCAAAGAAATCGCCTTCACCAACAATATCTACTATTTTAGCATTTAGAGGAAGATACTCTCTTTGGAGTTTAGACTTTAGGCCGTAGAGTTTAATTAAAACTTCTTCGGGCGTAAAATCAAATACTTCATCTACTGTTGGAATATCCCAAACATCAACTCCTCCATTAGGAACATTTATTTTATATACTAAACTAAACCTGCTAGTCTTTTTAAGATTACTAGAAGGTATTTCAAATGGAAGGCTCTTGCGAACAGCTTCTCCATACTTGCTTGAGTTAGGAACAGGTATTGCTTGTAATTTACCAAATGAGCTGCTTCCTGTATTTATATTTAACCAATACTCTTTTAACGTGATATTGTTATATCCAAAGAAATCAATTGCATTGAGAATTGCCTTATAAGTTCCTATAAATGGTTGAATATTTGAAAGTTCTAAAAGTAATTCTCTTCTTTTTTGATTCATGAGAATATAATCGGGAGACATTTCAGTAATGTCATGTTCTTTAAATAGAATAAAGTCTCCCTCATCTAGAGTTGCTCCTAAATTTTGAAGTAATAATCTAAGTCTTTCATCTTCACCCACAACTTCGCCGTACACAAAAATCTTAGCGATTAATGTTTTATTAGATCCATCGATAGAGTATACTAGAAGTGTTCTTTGTGCCTTCCTTCAATCTGAGAACTTAGCGCTATATTAACTTGAATTGCTTCGTTGTCAAGACTGTTTAATACTTTAACACCTCCATTTATTGAAGAAATAGTAGAATTATCTAAAACATTTATGCTATAATAATCTTTTACATCGATTTTAGTTAAACCACCTTCTATTTTAGCACCATAAATAATTATATCACTCGAGTCATAATTATCTTCTTTCCACTCAAATGAAATACTAGATGTACCGGTTTCAGAAACAGGTTTATTTAAATATGTTCCTCCATTATATTCTACCTCTTCTAAAAAGAAAAGGTTAATAGATTCATATAAGCCAGTTGAAACCTCTTCTAAGTATACCGAAGTTTCAAATACTCCCTCAGAATTAATAGTAGTATCTAATATACTAGAAGTTCCATTAAATATTTTTAAGTTAGAATACATTATCTAATATTTATGTCATCTTTTTTAACGGTAAAGTTTTTCCACTGTTGTAATTGTTTAACCGACCTTATAAGGTTCATTAAATAATCATTTAAAAATCCAATAAACTCTCGCATTGTTTGATTTCTTTGTATATGCGAAGACAGATTTCTTTGCATCAGTTGATCCGAATAATTAAAACCAAGATTTAATCGATTATCCTTTCTAGTCTTAGCACCTTCATATAAATTAGAAAGTTTGTATTTTAATAAGTCTTTAAATAACGATTCCATTATAGTGATTTTCTATTTCCAGCTTGAGTTCTTGTATAAATAGTTCTAGGAACTGGTACATCATCAAATGTAACAGAAAGACTTGCTTCTTCATTTATAGAAGGAACATCTTTAATTTCGTCTCCATCTCTATCTAACCAGCCTCCTCTAAATACTGCAACTTCTTCTTTATCCATAATAATATCTCCCCATTGATCTAAACCTGCGATATCCGATGGTATAGAGTCTCCCGGTCCAATTTGAATCTTTTCAACCTCATTAATTTTCTTAAAGAAGATATACTTTTGTTTACCATTGCCAATATCTTCTAGAACAACAGGCTCTTGCGCTGCAATTGTAGTTGTTATCGATTCATAATATCCAATCCTTCTAGCAGTTTCTTCAGTTTCAGATCTAAATTGAACATTAACAGAATCTACGCCATCAACTTCTTCTAGAATATAGATAATATCACTCTTAGGAAGTTTATCTCTTCGAGTAACATTTAATAAGTAGTTAGAAACTGCAGATCGGATGTCATTAAAAATATCTTCTTTGCTAAAACCTTCAAAATATCTAACAGAAATATCCATTGTATATTTTCTAACTTTAGGTTTAACAAATTTAACCTCAGTAGTAACCATCATTTGTCCACTTTCC